TTTCCCCTGTTTGGAGGTGTCCCCTCCCGCAAAACAAATCAACCCCACCAACTCCCAGCACAAAAACCGAGACCTTCCTCCCGATTGTTCCACGTGGAACGCCCGATTAGTCTAGGATGTCGAGATCCTTGTTCTTGATTGCCTTATATACTTGCCTAATACAATGTATTGATAATAAAACCAATAAAGAAACTATGATTATAGGCAGGGCGTCGCCCGTAGCTATAACATACCGCCCCAACTCAAACGCCATATACCCACAAAACAAGGTAAGCACCAAATATATAAATACACCCATAAAAATATACAATAAGTAACCACGATTTTAAAATTGAACGCAAATAATACAATTAATTGAGTATCAATAAAATAATATATATCAACCTCTAGAGCTACCTCTAAGGAAAGATAAGCCCAGACATAGATAAAAAATATACAATAAGTACCTCCTATTATATACCTTTTAGGATCGATTCAAGCGCAAAACCATACATAAGGGCACAATATACCCGTCCGCATGGATATATATGTATACAAAATGATGCTAAATAAAGCATTTTACTTACACATTTTCGGTCAAGGCTTAAAATTTGCCGCCTCAACACTTTTATGTGTAAGCAAAATATATACACATTCTATCATTTTGTAAAATATAGGCACAAAAAAGCCCTTTCGTCCTATATCACTATAGTACGAAAGGGCACAAACTTTAAAATCAAATAAAAACAAACGATCTATTGCCGCAATTTGTTTGCCATGTAACTAACACGTTTCCGCCTACATTTATCAGATTCCCTACTACAATCTAATTTATTAGATTTGTATAGTTCTTTGGTAAGCTCAATATAGAACTCAATTTGAGACCTTCTTGCAGCGTCTAAAACCTTTTCCTTTTTAAGTGCTAGCTTTCTATTAAGATTATCAAACTTTCTCCTATACATAATTTATTCGTTTTAAATTGCACCAATAAGAAACGGTAAGCCGGGGACAATACGGCCGGCGTTATCGATACGGCCAGCCGAACGCCCGCACGCCCGCCAATTAATTTGTATTTGTCCCTTTGCCGACAACGAAGCCGGCCAAATACGCACATACGTTTCCCGTGATACGTACCGACAAGGCGCACTTTGTCCGTCAATTTAACCGCACAAAATACCCTTGTAAGGGTTGTTATTTTAATTAAAACATATAACATACAAGTATTTAAGCAACCCTATATGTTATTGCATTGATATATTGGTACGGTTATAACCCCGTAATGCACTCCATGCGTGCTACTCTTACTACACATGGACATACGCCCTATACATGCGTATATACACCAATATACCCCGTGTTTTTACACGGCCTACTAGGTTGACCTAGTGTATTTACCAGATTGATATAAATCAAAAGATAATAGCACTATCCTGGACTAGAATAGCGCTTAAACCACATTGTTAATCGGCGGCCTATCTACATAGGATGTCGTAACACTACCCACCTATGTATGTTTATATCAATGAATCAAAGATCCTACCCGTTTAGTCTAGTCCAGTGGCACGACGGGGACGTACAAGCGTTGCCACCATAACGCCCCTATATATAGAGATATAGGGGCAAATGATACTATCTATCATTTTTAGGGTGAGTTAGGTAGTATGTGACGCATTTTGCTATAAGACTAAATGTGTACCGCTTTATTGGTACGGCGCATTTTACGATACGTTTATCGGTGCCGTTAAACGTATCATAATATATGCCAAAATCAAACTCTATAGGCTCGTTGTATCCAAAGCGTTTATGAGACGATCCGAGTATTGCTATATCCTCTATTTCGTTCATTTTAAGCTTTTTGTTTTTATCCTGATCATTTTTATCGTAGTATTCACGTTCTACTTCTTTGTATGCGCAGAACGTGTTATTTACGCGTGGCAGTATTTCTTTACAAAGTTGTATTACTACTTCTTTGTCTCTAGCTAAAGCAACCAAAGCGGGAACGACTTCCCTTGATACTTTAATATCATTTTCTTTTAGTATGTCGTTTATTTCTTTACCAGATTTAAACAGGTTGCACCAAGCTTTTACTGCACCTGTTAATGTCTTTTCGTTTGATTTTTTAACTTCATTCTGGACTTTGTTTAATTCTTTATTTGTCATTAGATTTGCCCATACCCTTGGGACTTGTAATGGCCTCTGGTGCGCCTGTTTGTTAATGTTATTTTTACATAGACAAATATACTACATGTTTTATTTTCAAACAAATATTTTGCAATAAAAATTCAACGATTATATGTAATAAATCTAATCAAATGTAAACGTATATTAAAATATTGATTTATATTATTGACAATCAACAAGTTGAATACAAAATAAGCATTCTTTTTTCGGCTAGCAGATCGTTTGCCGTTCCTGTTTCCCGTCTTTCGTGGATTGGGGGGGCTGGTCCAAAAACGGCAGCCCGACCGGGCCGATTTCGGGGAGGTGGTCCGTCCCACATATCTCCGCATATCCCCCATCCTCACCACCTATCCCGCATATCCCAATATATCCGGCGTCCCAACATATTCCTATGTCCACATCCCTCATCCCCTCACGACTTAATAATCTCATTAATTTTATTATATTTGCGATATAATTAAAACATAACATATTATGAATAAAGAAGTTAAATACATGTGTGTGTGGGGGGGGGTATTTTAACCCTCAGATAAGGAGGGGATATGTTTAGGCGCAGGACTTCTTCTTTCGGTAAGATCCACTACCGTATTAATATAGACAAGATCATGTGTCCTAATCCTGTAGATATATATATTGATGGAGATACATATCAATCTGATTTTAACTGCCGTTGGAACTGGCATTTACAATAATACCTATAACGTAAATATAATAATTGTAGCACCATCATGATATCTTATGAGGAGGATTTAGTACCAAAGGGAAGGAGACCTCCCTTCATCCCTCCGGGCCTACCCATCGGGGCTTCCGCCGGCTACTTCCCTTTGTATATATCTTTATTATGGAATAATAGATAGGTAGTGGCACGACCACCACCTTAATATCGTATGATCAAGTATCCGGCACGAATTTATCCAGGTCAAAGTTCTTAGCATAATTCCAGATCCTTACATACCTAAACATTCCCGGGAGTCCCATGTCGTAGGCTGATAGATATCCTCCTATATTAAAATAATATGTTTGATAGTTTCGTGTATACATCACATTAGTCGCATCCTCATAATTCAGTACTCCTCCAATATATTCCCTTAAATACCCATTTCTCCACGACGCCATTACATGTATCCACTGATATGGTTGTATAGCCACAGATCGTCTTTGGGTATAAAAAAGGTAAGTCCCATATGATGAGACATTAACACCGATACATAAATAGTTTTGTGTAGTAGATTGGGTTCCATATGGAGCGAAGAGATAATATCTTCCTTCCTGTTGTGTATTTAAATAGAGCAACGCTTCTATGGATATTTCGTTATCTGGTTGAGGGCATGGTAATATATTCGAGTCATTATCAAATTTGATATAGGAATTGTAGGCTCCTACTCTTCCCATGGAAAATACATATTTACCATTATATTTATCAATATCCATATACATAGATCCATCCACATTCATATTATATTTTGATAGATCTTTTATCCATGGAGCTTCCACGTAAAAATAAGCGTCATTCACGTTACTAGATGGCGGGAATGGCATTTGACTTAACATTCTTCTTCTTAACATAATCTATTGTTTTTATGGAGGACGGAAAATACCCCCCCCCATTGAGTTAATTTTATTAATTCCATATCATTATGTATTTTGTACATACAAATATATGATTTATTCTCAGATCATGTCGCTGAATCCAAGAGAACGGGCTGGCTTCCATCCTTCCGGGCATCCCCAGCCCTCACACCGCCTCCCCGTTCTTTTTGGCTTCCTTCTGGTTTTATCCTCAAAATTTCATATCTTTGGGGAAAAACTATAATCATGTTAGACATATTTCATAAGCTTAAGATCTTCTTCTGCGACGATGATGTTGAGAAGATATATGTAAGGGACAGTACGGTCATCCGCAACAACGAGATCCATAGGATGTATAACGAGATAGTTGTAAATTTCATAGAAAATCATAGAAATAACTAAGATATCCTACTCCATTTTAGACGCTTCAACGTAGCCTGCAACCCGGCTGCTCTGCGTCCGTATAGCCGCATCAACTCCTACGGCTTGTATATTTATTGCGGCGTTGAGATCCCTGTCGATCTCCAAGCCACAATCTTTACAAACAAATGTTCGATCCGATAATTTCAGATCTTTATTCTTCCAGCCACATCTTGAACATGTTTTTGATGATGGGTAAAAACGATCTATAACAATCAGTTCTTTACCATACCACCTACACTTGTATTCAAGCTGGTTACGGAACATCGAGAAAGAAGCATCAGATACAGAACCGGCAAGTTTGTGGCTCTGTAGCATACCGGAAACATTTAGATCTTCAATGCAGATAACATCGTAATTATTTACCAACATCATGGTCAAATTATGCATGTACCATGAACGCTTGTTGGCTATATCACAATGAAGTCTTGATACTTTTAGCCTGCATTTGTTTCTTCGATTACTTCCTAATTTCTTTCTCGATAAATGCCGTTGCATCCTTTTTAACTTCGCTTGGTTATCGCGAAGAAAATGAGGATTTTCAATAGATATTCCGTCAGACAATGTAGCCAATGTTTTTACCCCAAGATCAACTCCGACTGTTTTGCCGGTTTTCTGTTTGTAGCACTGTTCTGTTTCTACAAGAACTGATACGAAGTATTGACCGGCACGGTTCTTTGAAACGGTACAGGAGATAAAACAAGCGTTATCCGGGATTTTACGATCAATAACAATCTTAACCCATCCGATCTTTTCGATACGGATCTTATTGTCAGCTATTTTAAACTTCGGGAATGGCAACCTAAACGACTGGTTGTCATGTTTATTTTTATAATTCGGTCTACCGAATTTCTCTTTCCTGTTATTATTGAAGTACTGTCTGGAGAACTCGATAAAGTCCCGTTGCTTCTGCTGTAAGGTAGCTGCCGATACTTCATTTAACCAAGGTTTTTCAATAACAAGATCCGACTTTGTCGGGAATTTCGGATTAGGGTTTGTTTCTTTATCGTATGAGTTAAATGAGTCAACACAAGCATTCCATATAACACGAACACATCCGAATGTTTTTGCAAGAAGTTCTTCTTGTGTTTTGTTCGGATACATACGATATTTATATGAACGCTTTATTAGACTCATTATCAATTCATTTAATATATCAAATATACAAATAATTCTATGATTTTACAATGAATTACTATCGATTTTGTAATTATTTAATCATACTATCTTTTATGCTAACCATAATACCTATCTTGCTTTCTTACGATATAAGAGATGAGATCATTGAGTTGATTGAGGATATGGACAGCCAGATCGTAGTAGACACTTCGGTATATAAAACGAACCTACCCTAGGTAATTACTAGGGTAGTTGATGTGCTATTTTCTTTTAACATACTTATCAATCAGATCTATTGATAGTTTAGCTCCCAGCTCCTCCTCCAACAGGTTAAGGTAGTTCCGGTGCAGGCATCCGCCCCGCTCTACCTCCCTGAAGCCGGCCCCGTCCCGGATCCTGACCAGCCCTTTCCTTGGATCCATGTCGATCAGATCCCGAAGCTCGTTCATGTTCTTAAACCTGTTTTCTATTATCTTAAATACATCGATCTTAGGTTTCTTATCCTTATCCTTGGACTTTATCTTAACTCTTCCACTCATGTTAATTATCCAGTAATTTTACATGTAATATGATTCATATTATTATTGCCGCAATAAGCGCACATAGATACATAAGGAGAATACACTCTTCCACATATCGGACATCTCCATCCATACATAACAGGATTTGTTTGTTTGTCAATTTCTTTCAACCCATCATTAGTAGTGGTTGATGCATTTTTGTTTTCCATATCATTCATTACCGCGGTGGTTTCCTAACCGATATTCGCCGGTCATGGAGCCATCCTTATTTATCTTATCTGTACTACCAAACCCATTATCCCCTCTATCAGATTTTCCAAGATCCTCTAATGACTCTACTTCTTCCCATATGATACGTTCCCGTCTACGAATAAGAAGTTGTGCTACCTTACCACCTACATTACAATAATAAGGACTATTCCTATCCATTTTTCTGTGAACTATCATAATTTCCCCACTATATCCTTCATCAATGGTAGCAGGGGCGTTTTGCATAATTAGCTCGCTATTAGTAAAACCACTACGTGGACGGATTTCCATCTCATAATCCTCTGGCAATTCTACATGTACGCCAGTATGATATATAATCCTGTCTCCGTCAAGTTCTATATCCTTAACGAACAAATCCATGCAAGCGTCTTCTTTATGAGCGTATTCAGGCAGCTTAGCCCCTTTTTCCAGCCATATCTTGACCTTACAAGTATCTATATCTTCAAGTAATGATTCTACCTCATTATAACTCATTGGTTGTTCTGACGCCAATGAAATGGCTCTTGCCAATACATTTTTAATCTTACTCATCGTATCTTGTTTTTAAATTCCTTTCCTTTCGGACATTGTAATTTACATTCCTCACCACAAGCGGAACAGTTGGGTCTCATTCCGGGCACCCCTCTTCCCCCGTACGGCCAGTAGGCATAATCGCAGACGCTCCAGAACGCCTCCATCGCCTTTATCTTGGCATCGACGGTTATCTTCTCCCTCACCTTTTTCATGCTTTTCCTGAACTCGTCTTTCATATCCTTCCCTTCTATCTGTCTGGCCTTACGTCTCTCATTCCACCAATTATAGTAGAATTTGTCAGCCATCTTATAGGCTTCCGGATCAAACTTATCACGGTGCAGGATAGGGGCGTCCTTGACCTTTCTCAAATTCCTGCCACAAACATAAGCAAGCCCGGCGTACGGAGGTATGTCCTTAGGATCAACCAACCCATCCGGCACGCAGTAGTAGAAGTAATTTGGCCGGCCGTACCTGACCCAGCCCCCGGTCTCGTATAGGGCTTGCTTCCGGGCCTCGAACCAGCCTTGCATTACTTGGTGCTTGCCTTCCTTCTCGAAATCCTTGTTATAGTCAGACAACGAGATCTTTACCTCAACCTCATAGGCGTACATGGATCTAGTTATAGCCAAATAATCAGACTCCCAGTTATAGACATATAAGTTGTTTATAATCCATCTGGGAGACACCAAGAACTGTCTGTTAAGGATATCCAATATCCCTCTCTCAGTATATTCAGCACCTTTATCTGATCGCCGTGTTTCCATCCCCTAGCAAGATCCTTCTTTTACTTGATATTATTATCGAGTTCCTTACCATATCCCTCAACGTATCCATATCCTTATCATGGAACGAGAAGGTAGTTACATGGCTTCCATTATCGTCACATGTTTTTATCATCAACATCGCCACATACTCGCTCATCATCTTCCCGTTCATAATATCAAGATCGATTATACCGTGATCTATTAGATCAACCACATCCCATCCTGCTGGTAGATACTTTTTTATTTGATTAATATCCATCCCAAATAGTTATTATAAATAGGAGGGCCGTGCTACCCTCCTATAGATTACACACGAAAAATAGAACTGAAAGCGATCTTAAGCACGTAAGATTTTATTGATTCCCGTAGGCTGTCTACCGGTTATCGTTAATTACCGACCTACGGGAATATGTTTAAGAAAACACCATGTGGGGAGTGGGGGAATCGAACCCTTATCCACGCTACGATTAGGAATCGTAAATTCTATCCATTAAATTAACTCCCCTTTAAGCGTCCTGATCCTCCCGGACAAGGACACCACATAAATATAAACTCTAAACCTAATGACAAATTATATTAATCCAACTGTGGACCCGGCCGGACTTGAACCGACAACCTGCTGGTTATGAGCCAGATGATCCAACCAATTGATCTACGGGTCCTAAATATACCACATCGGCTTTCACAAGAGGATGTGGATCGGAATTTCTCGAAAATTATATAGTAATATCATGAAACTATTGTCCAACATTCTAGCATATAGCACCAATCCTCGAACGGGAATGTCTCTATACCTGACCTACCCCATCCCGCCCCCCAACTGTTCTGTAGGACGAAGCCGGCCTTGTCCCAGCCGGTGAGGATAACGGCATGACCTCCCAAGTTCTGTCCTTGGCCTTGCCAGAATCGATTACCATAATTATAGCAATACAGACCTATAACCAGAGGCCCATTCAGCATCAACGCTACCTTAGCCGATACCGGATCTATGATCCTAGCGTAACTGTTTATTTTCTCCCCATCTACGCCTACGTTTTTGATAGACTTGATAGCGTCACGAAGAACCATCCCGTCCTGATCCTTATCCTCTCTCAGATCATATATATCGTAAGGAGAGATCTTAGCCGGTCTTTTAATAGCCCTTATACTCTTTCTCCAATTAAGTATCTCAGCCAAGCTTATTGCCGCGCAAATAGGGTAAGAACCTTGATCCACTACGCTATCGACATTATTGATCTTATACTCATCAGGAACAGCCTCGTGCTGCATGTTCATGATAGCGTCCCTGTCATCCACTGGTGATGGTATGTAACCTAGTCCGTATTCCATTACTTATCCTTTTTATGATAATCTATTATCTTGATATTAAACGTATCGGATCTTTGCCTTACCTGTATAGACCCCCTAGCCTTTCCCTTGGCGTCGTACAGGGCGGTAAAGCCAAAGTTATCGACCCGGCCGTCGTCCAGCGTAAACCGCCACTCCTTCCATTGGCCCATCACGGTCCCGGAAGACACTATGGAATCCACCACATAAGATATATCAGTAGTATCATATTCCGTATAGTAGGTTCTTGACGTACCGCATCCGACAACCGCTAAGGTAAGGATAGTTATCAATAATAACAAGATCTTATTCATCCTTTTTAGATTTTTTACGTTTCTTAGATTTCTTCTTATCCTCCACCTTATTCTCGACATTTACATCATTACCGGCATCGGCATCAGTAACCTCAGGAGCGTTATTTTCAGGTATATCAATATGACCGGAATTAGGATCCATCTTATCCTCATCAACAACAACCTCATCAGGTACATCGCTATCTAAAAGCTCTGCCTCAAGATATTTGATACGATCTGACATAGCCTTATTCTGATCCTCAAGTTCCTTATATCTTCTTCTAGCCTCATCGAGTAATTTAGATGATAACTTATGTTTCTTCTCGATATCCATATAAGCCCGTTTAAGAGTTTCTTTCTCTTTTACCGACTCATTATATAACTCTCTTGATTTACTAAGCTCATTTCCCATCTTAACTATATGAGAATCCTTGGAATCTATATCCATATCAAGAGAATCGACAAGCGTATCAAGATACCTTACTTTCTCTTCTAATTCCGTTATCTTCTTGCGGGCATCCTCATAATCTCTTTTTAATCTACTTGAATAGCTAATAGCATCATCAAGATCCTGTTTTAGAGTATCTATATAACTACTCTTTACTATCTTCAATCCGAACATCCTCAACACTTTTATAAGTTCTACGAATATCGGCCTTTATCTTGCCGACTATAATTAACTCAGCTATATGCTTATCTTTCTCTACTATAGCTATATCCTTGCGGACATTAGTGACTCTGATCGTAATATTCTCGTTGTTGGAGAAAACGAACGGTGATCCTACCAAAGTGAGGCCTGTATCGTTGGTGAACGATGGCAGCATCATAACCATCCCGACAGTATCATCCGGGAACGACGCCGATACACCTGTATCTATATCAAGAACATCACCTTGACCCAACGGGAAGGCATTACCTTGCTTGATAGGAATATCCTTTCCCAATGAGTTCCATGCCTTAGAGAATTTTAAAGAGTTAAGAAAAATTTTACCATCTTTCTCAACTATCCCTACCATTGGATCGCAATTCATGTGAACCTCATCAAGCTTATCATCCGGCTTCTCCTCAAACTCGTCAAGGTCTCTAGCTGATGTAAACGACTTACTCTCCAGAAGTTTTTTAATATCCTCAATGCTGGTCATTATAATTTGATTATTAAATAAACGATCTTCAATCCTAACTTCAAATCAGATGTCTTTTCGAACATCTCCCTAAGAGGTAAGATAGTAGCGTCAAGATCTGACGCTACCCATTCTCCATCCTTATAATACATATCCTTTTCCTCGGAATACGCTACACAAGGTCGATGCCCTAAGTTCTTCATAACCGTATCTACCTTATTTTGGGTAGGCATCGAGACACGGTTCACTTTAGTAGATATATTAAAATTACTCTCCATTAACTTTCTGATTTTTAATTAGTTAATTAAAATGGAAGATCACTGTCGTCTCCAAAAGGAGGATATTGAGGAGGTTGTTGTTGACCTCCAAACAAAGGAGCTTGCGCTTGCTGCGGAGCCTGCTGGTATGATGGAGGAGGCGTTTGCGATGGAGCCTGCGTTGCGTATGACGGTGGGGGCGTCTGTGCGGTTGGCGTAGCGCCTATGCTTTGGCCTCTATTCTGTTCCGATTTTTCGTTTTCAGCCTTGAACTTTTCAAGATATTGTTTAAATACTTGAAAAGCGAAAGTATCTTGTGCCGTATAATCGAATTTCTTATTGCCCATAATATCCGTGCTCTCTACCCTATCAGGCCATCCGTTCTGTCCGTTCTTATAATATTGCTGGATAAGCTCGTCCTTCCCATCTGGAGTTTCCCTAGCGTATGAAATGAAAAAATTACCGGGAGCATATTGATCCCCTTTCCTAGCATGAGCAGGATTTATTACCACCTTACGTTTTAGGTCAATATTAGGCAAGTACCTTACCAGTGACTTCACGTAATTATTAATACCTCCTTTTTGAGTCATCAAAGGAACGTTTATGAAATAATTACCATCCTCATCACTTATCTTTATGGACACGTATTTGGCTTTTATCCCATTGAACTCCACTTCTCGCACATTGATATCAGACAAATAGCCTTCGATACCGTTCCAGAATACCCTCCAATAAGAAACGGCTCCGGTCTTCTCGTTTATATGCTCCTCGAAACCTTCCTTTGGCTCTCTTGATGACTGATATAATAGTCCGCTACCACTTACTTTAAAGTAATGGTTATTACCACCTGATGAATTTTCTCTAACTCCCATTTTATATATTTTTAAATATTAAACAATAACTGATGATGACAAGAAATACTCGTTCTTATTATCCTCCCCATAAATCTTATTGAAATGAGATTTATGGTCATGTTCGATAACCACCCTATTACACGATATGCTTTTTATGATACCAAGATATCTTCCACATAATACGTTACATATAATATCTTCACCATGATAAGACAAAGAAGCAAGTCTCTCCTTACATGATTTACCGGAAGACGGGTTCTCTGACATAATACCGCATCCTTTATCGGTAAATATCAACTTGCAATGATCGAACTCATTTACCTTAAGATTGTTTTGGAGGGCTTGGACGAGTAGATCCTTATCAAAGACATAGGTACTTGTTTTGACAAAATGCTCGTCCACGAACCTCCAATTTGGATAATTACCCTCAAAATGGGTCTCATACATATCCATATCAGGCGTAGAGAAATAAGTCTTAGTATCGTCCACTTTTATAGACAACATATCCGATGACTTATTGATATGCTTATCAAGCAATATCGCGGATTCGTTCGATACCGGGATAAACATCTTCTCTACCTTATCCTGATTAGGGACAAAATACCTGTAAATAGTATTTCTATCCGTACTTACTATATTAATATTAATATCATCAATATCAATTACCACATTCTCGATGCATGGATAAAAGTCATCTACCTCCGTATAATCGCTGGCTTTGTTAAGAACCGAAACATAATCGCTCATCTTAACCTTAATTCCTCCATCAAGTATCTTATGTACCTGCGGGAATGTATTGATATCAAAAGCCGGACAACTATACTCACCAGAAGTATAGCAGATCGTTATCTGATCTTTTTTATCTGAAAGCAGTATCGTAATCTCGCAATTCTTCTGTTTTTTCATGAACTTAATAAAAGAGCTTGCCTCTACCAAGAAAGAGAAGTTAGAGTCAGCCTCTACCTCCAATCGCTCTATAACACATACCTTTGCATTTACGGAAGTGATATAAGCCAGATTATTGACAACATCTATCTTAATATCCTTATAAAGGGAGTTGTGACCGGCATTCTTAACAACCGTCTCCAATTTGCCCAACTTCTCATTTAATGACTTCGACAAGCATCTTATAAGCATAACGAACAACTTTTTATTACATCGCAAATATAATCATAATTATATTAATACAAATACAATAAATACTTAATAGTATTAAAATAGTTTAAACTTACGTCTAATATACTCGGCTATAAGCGTAGCGTCACACATTCCGTCTTGTATCTTAGTAGGTTGTACTCCTTTTCCTGACCATGGTTTCACGAAAGAGACCAAAGGGAAAAGGCGCATGGCGCATCGGATGGAGGTAGCCTTCGTGTCTAACTTCGCCGACGTATACACCCGATCGGCTGTCGTATGAAGCTCCTTCTGCCAGGTCTTTGGTTGCACCTCCTCGAACATGAACCTAACATCCGGGTGAGATCCGTATCGCTCCATCATCTCCACCATCATAGCGAATAGGGCGTTCGGTTCCCGGCGTCTCCCGCCAAAGGTGAAGTTGCTGGCGGCCGAGCTATTGTGGATGCTGTGGACGTCCTCGACGGCGATCGCCAGCGTCCCCCCACCTCCTTCTTTGATTTTATCTGCGGCATCGAGGAAGAAACTTGATATAGCCCTAAGATCTATATCCCCCTTAGCCGATATCCTTGGTGTCATAATTACCTTAACCTCCCCGTTCTCCGGGATCATGGCCAATCCTCCGGTATCTATACCCGGATCTATTCCTATCGCTATATTCATAAAGAGCAGTATTGAATTATTAATCTATCCTCGGTAATATCTTTAATCATATCCATAACATCATCCACAGATATATTGTCATATGATTTATACAAATCCATTACCCCATTAAGTCTTGATCTTACAAAAGATATGTAGGCATCGTGGTAATACTCAATATTCATTATATTCAATCTATCATCCAATTTAATCATTCTTATAGCATATTCTATATTGTCATTATTCGCTATAAGCTTAAAGCTATTAATATAATCAACCACATAATCTTTTGTAATATCACATTTATCTGGGCTTACGTCAATTATCAAGTTGGCCACTATTCTATTCGTGCATTCTATATATCTCCTATTTACTGAATAACATAATCCGTTAGATCTAAGATAATTAAACATAGAGAAATTATAATTATCACACATCATAGATAATATGATAAGCAACACGCACAATTTCTTAAAATCATAATTATCTAATACAAATGATACATATAACTGTTTGGGCTTTTTAGTATATTTATAAATACCATATTTAGGATCATGAACATGGAAATATTTAAGACTATTACGATAGTATGTATTAATATCAACTTCATTTGATAATTCCGTTATATCTGATACATATTTATTCATAAAATCATCACATCCATATAAATGAAATACTATTTCTGACTTATTCAATATCGTATCTCGGCACATATAAAGATCATCCCTTGTTATTTTGCTGACATACCTTTTAGTACCTAATGTGTTTATAAAACAACGTTTATCTATTCCAGATAGTTTTATAAGTCTATCGATATTAATACATGATTCATCATTATCAATTTCAGTTAATATAACATTCCTCTCACTTTCTATAAGATCTTCACTTATATCTGGATATACGATAAAATTATAAGAAAAATCAATACACTTCTTGATATCAACATCAGGCAATGTAAATCCTTTAAATACTAATGATCTAGGATCTGTATATCCATTAAAATCAAAGAATAACTTATCACTAATATCATCATTGCATTTTATTATCATATGTTCATAAAAATGAGATAATCCATTCTTTGATGATAATATAGAACTAATATCAGGTATCTCAGCGCATACGAACCCAATAGGTATATTCATCCCGCTATCGTAATAAAAGCATCTACATCCTAGATCTTTTATCAGTCCTGTGTATATTCTCATATCTTGAGCGTATATAATGAATGAAAATCCTCCGGTCTAAACACCTGTATCGATTTATCCGGATACATACCTATATAATAACCGTAAAAAGCCCGTAGAATGCCGTTTTCTAGTCTTATATCCAAAGTCTTTACCTTGCTACCATCAACTATCACATCAAGTTCCTTGGTTCTTTGGGATATCTTGTCGAACCATTCAGGTATAGGATCAATCCCGTACCTGAATGCGTTTACCGTTGATTTTATCGATATATATGTCCCCATGATCAGATAAGATTACAATCGTCACGTTTAACAACCTTAAAATCACCATTGCGAAGGAATATCGCCACATCAGATCTCGTATACGTAAGAGGTGTATACGATACCAAATGATAAGATGCCTGCCCGACGGCGGGGCGAATCGGTCTCAATACGGCTATGGCTATATCTCCGCCAAGTTCCGTACCACCAGTGACACCCTGTAGGCACATGTATATGAATCCCTCATACTCATATCTCTTCCCGATAAACTCACTCATGGGAATACCTACGAACAAATAGTTTTTCACATCCCCTTTCTTAACCTCGACAGCGTTCTCTACACTGGATGGTATTACGTCTACAAATTTTACTCCGATTGCCATATAATCAAATATTTAATTTAGTTCTTAATTCTTGACACAATTCTTGATTATCTCTCATAATACTTAACGTATTATCCACTCCATTGCCTACCCGGACCTCTCCGTACCAGTACCATGATCCTTTACGGGTAAAGATACCGGTTTCTTCACATAACTTCAAAAGTTCAAGCTCCTTGTCAAATCCTACGCCATAATACAAGGCTGTCTCTGCTATCTGGAAAGGTATAGCTGTCTTGTTCTTCAATACCTTTATCCGAACCTCATGACCGATAGAAGAGCCATCTTCTCCTACAATAACCTTCTTCCTTGACATTTCCATACGAATAGAGGCGTAGAATTTAAGAGCGTTACCACCAGTTGTTACCTTCGGATCACCGTATATTACACCGATCTTCTCCCGATACTGGTTGATGAACACCAGAACACAATCGCTTTTGTTTACGATCCCGGTAAGAACTCTCATAGCTTTTGACATCAACCGGGCTTGTAATCCCATGTTGCTGTCTTCCATATCACCCTCGATCTCCTTCTTCGGGACCAAGTTCGCCACGGAATCCACGACAATGAAGCCTACCCTGCCGGACTCCACCAGCTTGGCCGTGATATCGATAGCCAACTCCCCGTAGCTTGGCTGGGAAATAAGGAACCGGTTAACGTCCAATCCCATCTTCTTAGCGTATTCAATATCAAAAGCGTTCTCCACGTCTATTATAGCTACCAGCTTATCGGGATGTTTTTTCTGGAACTCGATCATACTTAACGTACACATCATGGTCTTGCCACAAGATTCCATGCCGACCAGCTCATGGATCCGGCCTACCGCCCATCCGCCGCCGAGGGCCTTGTCCACCACCAGCGAACCAGTGCTTTCCCTTGGTATGGATATTATAGGCTTATCATCGCCGAAGTTCATTATCGAGCCTTCTCCAAGCTCTTTATTTAAAGATGATACTAATTCATCTACGTCTGAAAAAAGTTCTTTCTTAGCCATTATAGTCCGTATTCTTCGAAATTAAACAAATCCTGTTGCTTCTTTATCATACCCTTACCGATATCAGATATTTTCTCCGGCAGGAACACTCCATCGTTATCATCCACCTTCTCCATGAAATTTGATACATTCTCACTTAACAATATCGCGTTATCATTAGGTACTGATTTTAGATAAAGACCATCAATTGATCTACACCTTGAAAGAGCGGTATATATCTGACCGATCTCAAAAGCCCTACTCATATCAACGAATATATTGTCTAATGTCATCCCCTGAACTTTATGAGAAGTGATAGCGTATCCTAATCTTAACGGATATTGGATGATATAACCACAAGACGTTCCTTCTAAAGATCCATCTACTTGCCTATATTTCATTTTATCCCATTTTTCCTTAGTTATATAAACCTCACTCCCATCGGAAAGCTGAACCGATATAGCGTCATCACATGGGTCTATATCTGTTACTACACCCATAGAACCATTCACATATCCATTACCGTTCCTCGTTATTATAACCTTAGCTCCTACTTTTATTATGAGTTCATCCTCACATGGAGCCGCAGGTTTTTCACCGAATATCTTAGCCTCGAATTTAAACACCTTATTATCTATCTTATCAAGATTAGATTTGTTTATCTCATAAGCCTCCTTATTGGTTGAGCATATTACTATAGTATCATTCATATTCTCAGGGTATATCACCCTTGATTTTAGGATAGATCTAGATTCCTCGGTAATAACCCCACATCTTATATCCTCCAATACAGACAAAAGTTGTGGGTCTTTTTGACGGAATACCTTATCGAAGGTAATTACCGAGAATCCTGAGGCTCTTAATGCCTTTGACGAGAAAAAGAATCGGCTTTCATAATACTTATCAATAAAATCATCAACGGTCACTACAGGAGGTAATTGTGACAGATCGCCGAACATAATCAGCCTAACTCCACCAAAAGGTTCCCTGCTTCGTTTGCATTGTCTAAGTATATCGGCAACCTCATCAAGCAAATCGGGTCTTACCATACTAATCTCATCGATAACGATAGTATCAAGATTCTTGACCTTGCTTTTCATGAACGGACTTACATCAACCTTATTTGATAACATATTCCTCTCTACTGAGGGGATGTAAGGATCGTTTTTTATAGCGAAGAAAGAGTGAATGGTTTGTCCTCCGGCGTTCAGGGCCGCAACACCAGTGGGGGCTACTATAACACATTTACCCAAGAACTTTACGATACGTCTCATGAACGTACTTTTACCACTACCAGCCCTACCGGTAATAAATAGATTCTCCCTAGTGGTGAAAATCTTTTTCAAGGCACGACCTTGCTCCACGTTTTTATCCACCGTCATAATATGACGAAGGAGGTCGTTTTCATTTTTAAAATCTTCTTTTACCATATCTTTTTATGTTTATGGTACAAAGATACGAATAGTTATAATTAACTATTAAAAATAAATGTGAATAATATATAAATATTAAATTTTATATCTGATACTCAAATCATCCAGCTTTACTCATCTCGGACCCTTTTACCCCTAAAAAGACGTCTTTTATAAAATCTTCGGCGATGATTATATGCATTATCTTTCCTCTGTATGATAGTCTTAGGTGTCCGATAGTTACGTTCTTCCTATCTTTGGTATTAACTATTCCGTTGTTTTTCTTTACCTCATCATATAAATCGGATATAGTCTTACAGCACATACTAAGAACTTCTTTTATCATCCGATATACCGTTCTTTGGGATATTAGCATCATACCTTCTTTTGATAACTTTATATTCAATCTATCCATAAGATATGACACATTGAATTTGACAGTTCTTTTTTTAGTTACCTTATATATCTTATTTATATTTCTGTTTCTAGCTGAGAATATTATTTTTGATAACATCTTGACTCTATTTAATTTACGACTTTTGTTAGCCATCCATCTTCTGGTATTCGAATCAAGATTTTTATCAAGGCAGGTATATACAGATTCTCCTTTCTTTACAAACATATCCTTTATCCTTGGGGTCTTACTAGCCCTATGCTTGTATTTTATGATATCCGATAAAGCTATCATAATCTCTCCTTCAGCCCAAGCCTTTAAGCTTATAAGCTGGTAGTTCATATCCTCATGAGAATCCCTTAACACATGACGGTAGCAGAAATAAGCACATCCATCTGATAGGATATCAATAAAATCATTGGTATTGATCTCTATCTGATCTCTATTCCCGCCATGCATCCTATTTCTTAGAAACACATGTTTGAATACGTTTATGATAATAAGATATATCATTGCCATCTTACATTCATCACTGATCTGAATACCTGATCCATGATACTCCTCATGTTTCAATGAATATTTTATAGCTGTCACTTTTTTGCCTTCCTTATTGGTAACAGGTTTAAAATCGACTGGACATATAAGTGACCCGGCTGGAAGTTTTACGCATCCTAGCTCATCTTTTTTGGCCTGAATATTACGTGGAGTATATCTTTCGGTAAGAATCTTATCGAAATTTGATTTCATTATATGTAAAATTCCTATCTTTGTTCCCATAGTAGATTTTATTTTCTGCGAATATACAAGTTTCATCAATACGAAACAAATTATTCAGATGGATGGGTAGCCTGTGAAGGTCACCCATTTGTTGTTTATACGAAATTATCGTAATAAATTAGAGAGGGTAAATCACTGAGTTTGTGAAAGATCATTTTTGACACAACACTTGTTACGCGCGCGTTAATAGGTATATTTATTAAATATAATTAACTCTATAAACATATACTACTTTCTAATATCTCTATCCGTACACAGAACCTCTCCTGACGTCGAGTTCCTGTGTACTCCACTTAAAGTCTCTATTTAATAAAACATTGCTTTTTACCGCCAAGGTATGGTGCCGTCAGGCAGGATACCGCAGGCTAAACATAGTAGAAGCCGTATTCTATATCGGAAGCCGGGACCCCGGTAGGGGGATCGGGTGGAGCAAAAGCCAAAGAAGAAAAAGCGAGGTCTTGTACGATCGCTCACGCTCCGGCCGCCCGTATCTTCTACGGCAGGCCCATGCCTCAAGGCCTCCCATTTCCCCTTGGCTTTATATCCCATAGCTTGGGGAGGAAGGAATCCAAAGGGAAAAAAGTAAGGTCGTATGCGGTCGCTCACGCTCCGGCAGGCTAACATAACTCTACCTCCGTCCATGTCAATAGCGAACCTCTGGCGGCATTGTCCGGTATGACGGCGGTAGCCTTACCTTGGGTGTCCCAGCGTATCCTCCACCAACATTTTCCCTTTGGATTCCTTGGGCTATATCCTTGGACGATGACGGCAGGATATGAGGTCAATAAGCCAAAAAGAAAAAGGGAGCGGTCTCATACCGTGAGGCAGGATAAGGCTGTCCCCCGCCGTCCATGCGCGTATCGTACGTGAACTTCACTTCCCTCGCCATTGTAGCCTACCGTGGGCATACACGGCTTCGTTCGACCTACCCCACCATCCTTTTCCCTTTGGATTCTCGTAAATATATGTTAGTCAGCATACATTACACTGATTATATCATATTTTGTTGACAATAATATTTTTTAAAAGTATTTTTGTCGAAAACTAATTTTGTATGACCGAGCAGAGAAAAGCTTTCGTATTCGCATTGCCTTACGACACTAGACTGGATATGATCCAGCAGTTCTTAAGGATATACAACGGCTATCTGGATTCTAAGGGTAGAAGCTTGATCACCGAAAGAACGATAAACTTACTTTCTTTCTACATCAACTACGGATACTCGGATGATACCAGGGCTAAGTACATGGATTGTCATGGGCAGAAGGAGTCTTACATCGCTGTCCTTAACAATGAACTGAAGCGTGGTGGTTTTCTGGTGGACAAGAAGAACGGGAATTTCCGTACCCGTGAGCTGTCTATTGAGATGAGAAGCTTACGTAACTATTTTATTCTTGACGGGGAGGGTGATGATACCCGTGTAATGGGGTTTGTGTTCAAGAGAAACAAATTGGATATTGATGGGTAGGAATCTTATTTCATTCGATAGGGATATCGTGGATGAGGTGGTAAGAAGATCTGATGGGAAGTTTACCAAACAACAGGTAGAGTGGTGCATGAAAGCATCCGTATCTTACATCCATCATCTAGCTAGGTATACTGACAATATATCTATCAGAATCCCGTTTATCGGATACGTTATATGCAATCTCCGAGAGATGCGGGTAAGACGTGATAAGATACGTCGGATATTTGTCAAGGAAGGTAATCGTTATCCGGATGAAAGGATGCCTATTGAGCTTGATTGTCTTGATAAGAAGATTAATGCGATAGAGGATATGGAGGGGTTGAAGAACGGAGATCCTCTTATACGTGATAACCATGAGGCCATGTATCAATGTCGGTATGGAATGACATGGGAACAATTACAGGATTTTCAACAAAAACAGTTTAAAAAATAATTATCGTGCAAACAATTGGTAAAGCCCAAGTAATAGCCCAAGCTTGGGAAGACAGTTTATTGGGTAGGATTCCTAAGGATAAGAAAGATTATCCCGAATGGTATAAGAATCGTCTTGAATTATGCAAGAAATGTCCTAAGAACTCTTCTAATATTAGGTTCTTTAAATTGCCGCCTAAGGTATTATTCCATAGATTGATTGGAAGACCGGGATGCTCGTTGTGTGGTTGTTTTATCAAGGAGAAGGCTTGGATGAAGACCGAGGTATGCCCGTTGAAGTTCGTGGAAGGAGAGAAAGCTAAATGGAATGCTATGGAGGTGATAACGGCCGATCATAACGATTTTAATATCGAGTGCCCTAACGATTCCTTTGATATAGGACTGACGGATGATGAGAGCGAGTTTTATCTAAATATTTTTGATCAGAAAATAGGTGATAAGATAGAAATCGTGTTATTTATCACCCATAAAGATGGTTTCCATGTCAAGGAGCATCATCTTGGATGTGGATGTATGGGAGACGTGTCATATAACAAACATCCTGACAATGAGAATAGAACTATATTTAGGATGACGTTGGATACCTCAAAATATACGGAAGGTCATTTTGAGAAACATCTATCTCTTATGGGTTATACGAAGGATGATCCTGAACGTAATTTCAAACATTTCCCGCTACGTATTATAGGGGAAGCTTATAAGTAAATACTATGCGAAGTCCCGTAAGAAGTAAGATAGATGATCGTATCCATGCCCTTATTGTCATGGAAGTCGGATGCCGTGAGTTGCCTGAATATTCGTTGGGTGATATACTTTACTCCGCTTTAAGGAGGATAGCTAGGGCTAATGGTGGTAATGTCCGCTTCTTGCGGGATGTTAGTACCAGGGATTTATTGAGGTCTATAGACCAAAGCATCAGTGATGAGATTGAATTAAATAATAATGATTATAACGTGTGATTATAATGGAAGAGGATAAGGATATCAAAAAAGAGATCAGGGATTATCTTAAAGAAGAGGCGGATACTCATATAAGGCATTGGATAGCCATAAAGCGTGAGAGCAAGCGTCTGTATAGCGATATTGAGGATAGGACTAAGAAGATAGCCCTTAAATCATCTTCGTTGATAAAAGAGGAGGATTTTGTCGTTCTTCATGAGATGACCCATAAGATACAGATGTTGAATATAGAGGCTGTAAAAGTCAATTCTAGGTTGATGTTCATGATCCAGTTGGCTACCAGCTTCGGTATGGATCTGGATTTAGATACGACATATGCGTCCACCGCCAAGGGTATTATAGAAGACAGAACGTCTGGATTCGTGTTTTATGATGACAAGGAACGTCTTAGATATGCTGACAAGGAGCTTGAGGATATGTTCCATGACATGAGCGTGACGGAAGTAAGTAAGATCGGGGTTGTTCAATCTTATGAGCTTCTTATGAAACAGTATAATGAGTTTAAAGATATGAAAGCTAATGCCACAGGGAAGACGAAAGCCGACGAGTAAGGACGCTGATCGGGTTAACGACAATCTTGAGGTCATATCCAAGGCCGTGGATGATGCCAAGGCTTATATTGATAAGCATCCTTGGGACAAGGAGAAGCCGGAAGATATGGCAAGGGCGTTCGATTTCATATCCAAGTTGATCGATAAGATCAATTCATGGAATGAATCGTATATGGAAAAAAGCGGAATCATGGATGTATATAGGTCTGTAAGCAATGTCCAGAAAAAGGAACGTAAGGGTCAGGTTTCTGGTGGAATTGAGTCTGTTTTAAAGGATATTATGAAATGAGTTTAAGCACGAGTCCAGAATTTTATGTAAACATGAAAAATCCTCCTGTATGGAACGATCTGTTCGGTTGGGAGGATCAGGATGACGATGTTAAGCAGTTCTTTAAAGAAGAGGCTTATAAGGTCAAGTACGGGGTGACTATCAATGGTACGTTCATCCCCCCATGGCTTTATTGGCATGTTAATTTCTTTCCCGTATTTCAGGATCTTCCAAACGGGGAACGTGTGCCAGCGATCAGTCGTTTGCGTGATAACGAATGGTTTTTCGCCGAGATGTACCAACGTGCCCGTATGGAGAAGAAAGGGTTGGGGATGTTTGGTACTCGTCGTTTTGGCAAGGCTCTTCTGGACTCGGAGCTGATATATACTCCTCATGGATCTAAGAAAATAGGATTCGCCGATATAGGAGATATCATATACGGTGATGACGGGAAGCTTACTACCATAGTGGGCGTATATCCTCAGGGATTCGTTGATACGTACAAAGTGACCTTTGAGGACGGTCGCAGCGTGGTGTGTTGCGGGCAGCACCAGTGGAAAGTCAAGTATCATGGTGATTATAAGGTTATGAGCACTATGGGTATCATCCATTCTGACTTCTCCAAAATGACTATAGATATTGGGGAGGCGGTAGATTTCCCTGAGCGGCGGTGGCTGATATCGCCCCAGCTCATGGGGTCTCTGGCCGCCTCCTTCCTTTGTGGCGCTACCGACAGGATCTTTGAGCTAAGCAAGAAGGAGATGGATGATGTCATTTATTCATCCAAAAAACAGAAAGAGTTGTTCATAGGATCGTTTATGAAGATCGCTTGTGGTATAAATACCGGCGATGATCGTTTTAAGGTTGTTTACAAAAGTGAGTATATTATATCCTTCGTAAGAAGAATATTCTGGTCTATGGGATATTATTGCGTCATGGATGGTGATGATATGTATATATCTAAGACCCATGATAGGCTTAGGATATATGATATAGATTATTACGGTAGATATAAGGCTACTTGTATTGAGGTCGATAATAAATCGCATCAGTTTCTTACTACCAATTTTGTCGTCTCCCATAATACGACCATCATGTCATCACTTCTCCAGATGAACGCTACTATGACGATCGGCCTTAGTCATTCTGTAGTAGGATTCAGCGACAGTGATTTATCCAATATCGGCGAGTATTGTGAGTATGGTCTTGATCATGTGCATCCTTTTTTCAGGATCAACAGAACCAAGACCGACTGGAGTTCGGGAGTTACATTAGGCAAGAGGATGTCCAATGGTGTACGTGATATCCATGCCATTATCTCTATAGCCAACATCAATATGGGTAGGAAGACCTCCACGCAGAAGACGGCTGGTTTGACACCGGCTACGGCTATTTTCGACGAGGTAGGCAAAGGTCCGATAAAGAAGCCTTACACGGCCGCCATGCCATCCTACGACACGCCTTATGGCTGGCGTCTTAGTCCTATCTTGGCCGGTACCGGTGGTGAGGTGGAGTTGTCTAAGGACGCTCAAGAGATGTTCTCCGATCCCGAGACATATAATCTTCTGGTCATGGACTGGGATATCCTAAACCGTAGAGCCATGAAAGGAAAAACATGGAAAGAACGGAAATGGGCGATGTTTGTTCCGGGACAAATGGCAAACTCTGGTGTCAAGGTAACTATAGGTTTGGGTGATTATTTAGGAAAACCTGATGATAAGAAGCTTAATAAGATCAAGATTGACGCCACAGACTTCGAGGCTAGCACCAATAAACTTAATGAGGAACGGAAGAAGCTTTCTACAAAGGACAGGGTAGCCTATACCTCTCATACTATGTTCTATCCTTTTACGATTGATGACTGTTTTTTAAGTTCTTCTCAAAACCTGTTCCCGGTTGAGTACGCTATTAAACATAAGAACGATCTTCTTGAGTCGGGTCAATATAGTGGCATGCTGTGTGATGTTTTTCTTGAATCGGGCAATAAGCTTGGTACTACTAAATCTAATAAACAACTGGCTGGTTTTCCATTCAGTGGAGGTGTTATTGACGCTCCTGTCCAGATATTCGAGATGCCTCAATCTAATAGGTTTGATGATTTTATTTATGTTGCAGGCCAAGATCCCTATAAACAGGCTAAGTCTGATACCCCTTCATTAGGAGCTTTTTATGTATTCAAAAGGCGTGTTGGTATTCGAGATCCTTATGCCTATAGAATAGTGGCTTCATACGTATCCCGCCCATCATCCATAGATCAGTTTTGCCGTACTTGTGAGGTGCTTCAGAAGGGATATGGTGCTATATGTCTTATGGAGAACGCTGACCAGATGTATGAGCAGTACCTTAACCGTAAAAGCGGTATGCCAGCGTCTTTCTTCCTGTTTGCTGGTGAGGCAATAGCCAATAAGTATGTGAAGGCCGGCTCCCGGCAGAACAGCAAGCTGGGGCTATACCCGACCCCCGGCAACCAGAACCTGCTATTCTCGTGCGTCGTGGATTATTGCTGGCAGGATTTCGTTATTGGTTATGATGATCAGACTGGTCTTGATATAACTGTCAAGGGTATTGAGTTGATCGATGATATAGCTCTACTGGATGAAATAATACAGTACAAGCCAGGATTGAACGTCGATAGGATAATAGCCTTCGGGCATGCGTTGGTTCTCGCTAGGTATTTTGATGATAATAACTACATGCCTAAATCGAAGATAGATGAGATGAATAACGCTCGTAAGGAAGATGCTTATAAACACCATGAGATATATGCCTCTGCATTTGGATCGGTATCTATAGGAGCTTTTAGGTAAATGAATGTCAATTAAACGCCTATCTTTGTTGTAAATAAAATTGAATAATCATGGAAGTGTTTAATAGAGATCATTCGTTTCCAGCAAAAGGAGCGTTATTAGGATTACCTCCTCAGGCTATTTCCACGAAGAAAAAGAACAGAAAATGGAAGGAGGATTGTATGGACGCTCTTGAGACGATAGGGTTGAAACAGTATGATCGTAACCAGATGTACCGTGACTATTATCTGATGGCGGATGGTAAGTTATCTTTTATGGAGATGGCGGATGTTATCCCTCAGTTAAGGAACGTGCAGAAGCTAAGGAGCGATATAAGGATACCTTCTTTCTTGAAGCATTATGATATCATAGGTGGTATCGTAAACGCCTTTGAGGGATGGCTGACAAACCTACAGGATAAGTATACGGTTAATGAGGTAGGTGATATGGCTATAAGTGAGTATGAGGATACGATGTCAAACTTACTTCATCGCCATATACAAGAACAGTGGGATATTATCGTCAATCAGCGTCTTGTAGAAGCCGGGCTTGATCCTACATACAATGAGTTTAATTCCGAGGAGGAACGTCAGGCTTACGCAGAGCAAATTCAACAAGCCAAGGTGTCTATGACCCCTGACGATATCCAGAGGTTCATGAGCACCAGATGGAAGACGCAGGCGGCTGTATGGGGAGACCATACGATAGAGTCAGACCGTAGCCGGTTTTATATGGATGAGCTTGATCGTGAGAATTTCCGTGACCGGCTCCTTAGCGGTAAGATGTTCCGCAATCATTTCGTTGGATTTGACTACTACCGTCCGGAGGTGTGGAGTCCGATGGAGGTTTTCCATCCTGATGTGAAATATCCGCAATATGGAAGTTATGTGGGCCGTATTCATTATTACGAGGGTGTTGAGTTGATATCAAAATACGGCCATAAGATGACGGCCAAGGATAAACGCAGGATTATGGGCGGTGATGATGATTACGAGGGATGGGTATCCAATGACGGTACTAGGTATGATCAGAAGAAAAAGAAGCCTTCTATTACCGGTATGTATGAGAATGAGGTTATTCCATGGAAAGGGTATCATGATTATGAATCTATCGTTGCGGCTGAGGATTACTATGGTGTTCCTATGGGAGAGTACCATACCTTCGGGCCGGACGGAGAGGAACACACCCAGCCCCGCTTCTTGCCCCGCTTCCATCCCTTTGGATATTTCAACTCCGGTATGGCCGATGGCAAGAGATATGAGATAGATTCCCGCCTTTTTAGAGTCATGGAGGGATATTGGGTATCCATGAAACCGGTATTCTTAATAACTTACATGACGGAGACTGGGATGGTGGATCAGGAGCTTGTGACAGATGAGCTTCTCCCGGAGTTCTTGGAGAAGAACGGTATCAAGAAAGTGAAGAGGGTTATGGCCGAAGCCGTCAGTGATCCTGAGGTGAACACCTACATCTTGGAGTATGTCCCTGAGGTTAGGTTTGGCGTTAAGATCACCGGAGGTAATTTAATGGATAAGCCTATATATATTGGTGGGGATCCAATACCTCATCAGATACATGGTGATAGCAGTCTGTATGATTATGTCATTCCGGTTTCTGGATTTATAGGGGCTAGTCTCGCTGATCGCATACAGCCGTTCCAGATGATGTATAACCTTGCTATGAACCAGCTATACAATAACGCCGAGAAGGAGATCGGTAAGTTCTTCTTAGGCGACTTAGGATTCCTGCCTACGGAATATAAGGATATGATGGACAAGAAGGGAGCTTTGGCTACTTTCATGCAGATCGTTAAGTCTGTCTCGTTTATGGGTGTAGGTGGTAATGACACAAACAATCCTTACCAGAATCCGCAGATGAGCAGCATATATAATCAGTTCGGTGTATATGATCTTACTAATACGGATCAGATAAGATCCCGTATGGAAATGGCGTCTTACGCCTATATGATGGCTTATAGGATGATAGGTATATCCGAGCAGGCCATGGGTCAGTCAACTAGATACGAGAGTTCTACGGGTGTAAAACAGGGAGTTAACGCTACTATGCTACAGACCCAGACTTACTTTAATGATTTCGATGATTTCAAGAAACGGACATTGGATATTCATCTAGCCGTGGCTCAAGTATGTCAGAAGGAAGGATACGATTGGACCGTGATGTACAGGAACAGCGATCTTTCCTTGGCTTACGTCAGTCTTACGGATAATAGCTTGTCGTTACGTCATCTTAATGTTATGGCTGTCTCTAATTCCAAGAAACGTCTGGAATTGGAGAATTTGAAACAATATATATTACAGACAAATACGTTAGGTAATGACTTGCTTGATATCACTAGAATGATGAATGCCAACTCGACGGCTGAGATGAATCAGATCGGAAGGGACGCTAGATCTTACGCCGATCGTGTAAGGCAAGAGGAATACCAGAATAAACAGCGACTTGTCCAGCAGCAAGCCGAGGCCGAACAACAGGCACGTAACGATGAGCATGAGAAGGATAAGGAGCTTGCTTACATCAAGGGTAATTTCGATTTACGGGGTAAGAGCATAATGGCCGCCGGTCAAGCCGCTAGGACTGAGAACAACTCAGAAGGTATGGATTACGTTGAGGCTATGGCTGATAGGGCCTTGAAGGAAAGAGATATGGATATCAAGGAAGAAGAGATGAGAACCAGACAGGCTAATATAGAGGCTGAGCGAAGGTCTCGTGAGGAGATAGAAAAAAGGAAGTTGGAATTAAAAGAAAAGGAGATAGATTCTAGGAATAAAAGATCTGATACAGATAGGTTTACGTCTATAATAAACAAGAATTGATTACAATTTTTGTAAATATTTTTACAAGATATGTAATCATTTTGACGTAAGATTCTGTCATATACTATAATGGGTTTGATTTGATTGGTAATTGTGTTAATGATAATTTTGTAAAAAGCAAAAAAGGAAATTGTATGAATGACATGGGTGATTTCGCTAAAGGTTTTAAGACCATGAGTGTCGAGGAACTTTTTTACCGTGGTGACGGTGATGGCGATAAGAATAATATCGAGGGTAAATATGATAAGGATGGTAATCCTATAGGTGATTCCAAGGAAGAGCCTGCCGACGGCGGAGCGGCTGACGGTGGCGGGGATAAGGGCGGCGATGCGGCCAACCCTGACCCGGATTCTCTTGGCGAAGGCGGTGCTGATAATAATAACGTGGTATCAGGGTTTAACGGAAAATCTTTCTTGGAGAAGATGGCTGCCAGAGGTATCATAGATAGTATCGAGAACCTAGATATTATGGTAGATGATAAACCGGTTGATCTTTCTACTATCACTAAAGAGGATGATTTACTCGATATAGTGGAGGGATTGATCAAGGACAAGGCTGATGAGTTGTTGAAGGATAAGGTTGATACCGGTTCGATGTCTGATTTCATGAAGAAGATGATAGAGGTGGATAAGGCCGGTGGTAACGTTGGTCAACTATTAAGCCAATATCAGAGTATTCAGGCTCCGTTGGATAACCTTGATATGAGTAATAAAAATGATCAGCTTGCGGTTATCCAGCATTATTATAAGATGCTGGGTATGCCGGAAGATGAGATAAAGGATAATATGGAAATGATGATTGGTAAAGGCGATGAGTTTATCGAGTCTAAGGCCAATAAGTTTCATGATATCCTGAAAAAGGAGATGGATAACCTTATCGAGGAGGAGAAAAAGAAGTCCGAGAAAAGGAGACAGGAGTTAGTTGAGCAGATGAAGATCTATAAGAAAGGTCTAAAGACATCTATAAGCTCAGGATTTCAGTTGACTGACACGATGATAGGTAAGGCTGTCGATTTCGTTACAAAGCCGATAGACAATCAAGGTCATACGGCTATAGATAAAGCCTATTCCGAGGCTATTAAAAATCCGGACATGGCCGCTGATTTGGCCTTGTTCTTGATGAATAAGGACGAGTTCCTTAAACAGAAGACTAACAAGGCTAAGATGGAGGTTAATAAGAAGACCATCACTCTTCTTTCTGGCAATAAGGGAGGAAAGCAGAATAAGACTAATATCGATAACGATACTATAGAAGCTAACTTCCTTGATCTGAGTGGATCAAAGAGTGTATAACGTTTAAATATATTGAAAATGAATCCGTTTCTTACAAAAAGTTTCCCGGCTACCGTGAATGGCGATAACGTTATTGCCTTCACCGATGCCAAGAACTATAAGACTTCGCTCGTAGAGCATAACTTAGGCTCATTGGCGAGCTGGTATTATGAGGATCCTGATAAGAATCATTTGGGTCTTTTGAATCTGTTCTCTAATATCGCTAATTACCCTGTACCGATGTATATGGGTATGATTAATAACGGCGCTACGATCTCCGTTAACGGTATTGGAGCTTCTTTCCGTTATGATCTTCCTGTTACAAAGACATTTGCTGTCGTTACGGCTGAGGATACTTCAGGTCATCATCTAAAACCGGGTATTGACGGTAGTTTGTTTGATATCGTTTTGAATACCTCTGAGTTTACGGCTTATGATGTTATTACCTACGATGCTGCTAACGGTTGTAATATCCTTATCTCAGGTGAGATCCCGTCTAAGACCGAAGGTGATTTGACACGTTATTGGGGTCGTGTTATCGGTGGTAAGGCTAAATACTTCCCTAAAGAGAAATTACGTCCTGGTATCCGTTATTGGAAGATCGGTCATGCTCTTGGTGAGTACAGTACTCAGTTCTCTAAAGTATCTGGAGCTGACAAGGCCGGTTCTATGACTTGTGAGTTCCGTTTAGGTAACCACCGTGGTGTTGAGGGCGAGACAACTATGTACGCTGGTATGAAGTCCATGCAGGCCGCCCAGAACAGCACTTCAGAGTTCGTGGAGACCGCTCTTCGTCGTATGAATGCCATGAGAAGTGAGTATGAGGGTAATATTCCTGATCTGGCTATTATCGGTAAGACTGTTAATGGTAGACTTGATTTGCGTACAGCCAAAGTAGCCTCTACGTTGGAGGTATTCTGTATGGCTGAGTTGGTTAAGCTGGAAGCTAGACAGTTGATGTGGCAAGAAGGTGGTATTATCATGGATCAAAATGGCCCTATCCATTTGAATGAAGGCATCTACCGTCAGCTTCGCCGTGGTTATACTATCTACTATAGCCGTCCGATGGGTATTACTAAGGACACGCTTATGGCTGCCGCAGCTTATATTTTCCGTGGCCGTCAGGATCTTCCTATTACGGAACGTAAGATTAAGTTCAAGGTAGGAGCTATGGCTATGGTCAACTTAGAGAAGTTGATTAGAGAGGCTTTCTTTACTACGTTGAGTAATTTGAGCTGGGGTATGGGTAGTGACCGTATGTTGCCTTCTAATCCTATCTCTGGTACTAATGATGCTATGATTTTAGGTCCGGTACAGGTTAAGGGTGCTTTTCTCCCTGGTATCGGAAATGTAGAGTTCGAGCATGATCCTTCTTTGGATTACGCCGACATGACAGATCGTAGCGAGTTGGTGAATGGCATGTATCCTAGATCCTCTTATTCTTGTATTATCGAGAATATCACTGACGCTGGATCGACTAACGCATATTCCGCTATTCCTAATACGGCTAACGCTAAGTTGGGTAATATGAATAACAACGTATTCTATATCAAACCAGAAGGTGTAAGTATGTGGTGGGGTTATGAGTACGGTCGTTGGGCGCACAAAGCTAACGGTAATGAGATCGTATCATCCTTGCCGGGCATGAAAGAGCAATTCTGGTGCCACTCAGCTTCAGCGGCTTGGGTTATGGATAACAGCAAGTTCTTGATCATCGAGCTTCAACCGAACTACTTCGGCTAAGTTTTTTTCATATATGTAATTTGGTTTTTTAGAGGGGAGGATATTCCTCTCCTCTTTTTTAAGTAACGCAAAAAGGAAATGAAAGATATTTTAAAATCAAAGGAGGTATTGGTCGAGGTAAACGGTTTCAATATCATGTCAGATACCTTATATGAGGTTGTAGGCAAACACGATGGAAGTGCTCCTCAGGCCTTTCAAGACGCTAATATAGCTAAAGCTCCGTTCCCGGAGAACGCTACTCACGTATGTTGCCCTTGGGATGATTTCTCCAAGGCCTATAACACCGGTTTTTATCCAAGATCAAGATGCTATAATGGTCTTGACAAGAATGAGATCGACAGGCTCGTCAAACAGCGGGTAGATAATATCATGAAGCCTTTCGAGGAAATGTCGCAGATGGATCTATCTCAAACCAATTTAGAATTTTGGGATGACGCTAAGGATAAGATCTTCATGGGTAAGGTTTATAATACGGCTAATACCGTAGATCTATTTTATTTATATCTGGCTGTATTTTCCGGCATGTTGACTCCTCAGGAAATGGATGGCGATCCTGTCTTCATGAACTCCATGTTCTGTTTCGTGGAGAAAGACAATATGAAGGATTTCGTCCAGCAGCGTGAGATCAATAAGATGAACATCAGCTATAAGTTTATCAGCGCCCTTAAGAAAGGTGGAGACGATCGTCAGGCTGTCATCGATCTTCTTCTTTACATCGGTATCGTAACTCGCCCGGATTTCACGGAGGATGAGTATTATACAGGATCTCTATCAAACTGGATGAATGAGAAGAAGACCAATGTTGATTATCTGCTTGATATCTGGGATCGGTCATTGGAAGGTGATTTCAAGGAAGTTCTTGAGTTTTACCGTATCGTAAACGTCCTTCAACGAAATGGTCGTATCAATATGACTCCATCCGGATTACAATATAATGGCCAGATCATAGGGCCTGACGTTCGGACATCCGCTGAGTTCTTGGCTACCAAGAAAGACTTTATTAACATAAAGGCTAATGTATTGGATGAGTATGAGGAGATCATATCTATGTCTAATATCGATGATAAGTCCAAGACCAAGAAGGTTAAGGATATTAAGAAGAAGGATGACGTAGAGGAAGGTGATAAGGTTAAGGAGGAATAACGATGACAATCCAAGAAGCATATTTAAGGTCTTTGCAGAAGAACGAGCAGAATCTGGCCAATGGCGGGATTAAGCTTGATCCGGGAAGGTTCGTGCTGTTGTTCAACGAGGCCCAAGACCGGTTGGTTAAGTACTATCTAAATAGGAAGGATGACGAGACTATACGCTCCATCCAAAGCCTTCTTGTTTATTGGATGTCGTTGGATAATGCGGGTAGGATAGATGACCCTGAGTCTACGTCCTTTAACTTACCTGACGACTATCTATGGTTCTCTAACATAAAAGGAGTTTTCTCATACAAAGGGTGTGAGGCCACTGATTTCGTTATGTGGGAGGCTAAGAACGAGAATATCCATGAGCTTCTTGGAGACGAGAATAACCGTCCTTCTTATGACTACCGTGAGACATTCTACTCCATAGGGAACGGGAAGGTCGTGGTCTACGAGTCAGGCTTCCGTACCGAGGAGGTTAAAATGACGTACTACCGCCGTCCTGTCAGGGTGGACCTGTCGGGGTATATCAACGCCGCCGGTATCCAATCTACGGACATCGACCCGGAGCTGCCCGATCCTTTAGTGGAGGAGATTCTGGACATGGTCGCCAAGCAATTCAACCTTAACGAGAATGAACTAAGTAGATATAGGATGGATAAGGATAATGTGGCTTCCTTTAAATAAACAACGTTAGTTTTGATTGATAAGCCTGCCTAGAAATGGGTAGGCTTATTTTTTTATCATCATATGCATATTTTCTGGAATCGGAGATTTCTCCGACTCCAGAAATAGTAAGCACGATCTTTGCGTTTTACAAAATATTTAATATAATGATTTTATATTGATATATTTTTTATGTATATATATTTACGGTAAAACTTTTATTTATATATCTGCATCGTATTAAATAATTAAATATATATAATATGAAAACTAATGTTGTTATGATCTCCAAGGATAGGGATCTTTTTGGTGTTACTATCAAGCAAGACACTAAAACGTCTTTCATGTCGTTGACTGATTTACAGGAAGCCTATACCAGGAAAAGGATTCAGGAAGGATGGAATGATAAGAGGATAGAGAATATCCTTTCTAACAAGGAAAGTGCTGAGCGAATATACTATATTCTTGAAAAACAAGGATATATGATAGAAACAGGATTTCCTGTTTTTATGGAAATGGTTGAAAAAGAGTCTCTTATAAAAGTAATGAAAAAGTTTGGCGCTTATAAGACTGTTGGTAGGGGCGAGAACAGGAGAACTATGTGTAATCCTTATATATGGGTTCTTGTAGCTATGGAATTGAACCCTATGTTGTATGCCGAGGTTGTTACGTGGTTAACCGATAAGCTTATTCTTAATCGAATAGAGGCTGGTGATAGGTATAATGCTTTGTCTAGGGCGGCTTCTAGATTTAAGGATGTAGATTATGTTAAGATCGCCAAGGGTCTTAATTATATTGTTTTTAATATCCATGAAAGTATGATCAGGAATAAGGCCACGGAAGCTGAGCTAAAGGAATTGGAGCAAACACAAGGCAATCTTATATGGGCTATAGATATGGGTTATATAAAAAGTTTCGATGAACTTATTGATATGATGAGGAAGATGTATAAGAAAAAGTGGCTTAAATAATGTTTTTACAAAAAACGTAATTTGCTTGTATATCTATATACTCATGACCGTACTTTATTGTCGTAAACTCGTTTATTGTTATGTTTGCGTTAGGTAAATGATTCTTTAAACTAAAATATTAATTATATGTTGCACAGACCGCAAGACCGGGTACTTTTCGTATCCCCACATGCTAAGATGGTGGATGTTGATTCCATCTTCTTGAAGGAAGGACAGATCGGTATTTACGATACTAAAGATACTTCCGAGAACGGTTGTAAGGCCGTGACTGATTTTACCGGTAAGCCTCGTAACGACAAGCGTTATGAGATCCGTATCGGTCGTAATGAACAAGCGGCTTCCCGCTCTATCTATGATAAGGATTTTTCCACGCCGTTATTCTCTTTGAACGAGATCACCGAGATTTACGCTTCTTGGCCGAAGAAAGATCATGCTTATGTCGATGATGTTATCTTAGGATACAACGGTGTGTCTGATGATACGGCATTCTCAGTTTCCAAAGGAGACCGTATCGCTATTCGCTTGGTTCTCGCTGGTCGTGCCTTCGAGCTTCTTGGTTATGAGGGAGGTCGTATTGAGATCTTTGACGCTATCCTTTTGGATGATTGTGATAATACTCCAAATCAATGCGAGGAGTGCGATCCTTGCGAGGAGGTTGATTTGTTGCCCGCCGTATTGAAGTGTATTGAGCGGATGAAGAATCAACCTATTGCTGGTGGTGGTAAGGTATCTGATTATATCGATATTACTCCTGTTACAAGATGCACCAACGAGGCTACCGAACCTGATACGGAAGATGTCAACTTCTATTGCATGGAGGTATGTGATACCGGTGACGATCTGGCCTTGGCTGAGGTTCGCGCCCAATACCCGGGATTGAAGATCGTTCGTGAGACTATCGAGGGTAGCATGTCACGTTATAAGGTGATGAAGAAAGGCACTAAACCGGCTGATTATACTCAACGTCTTATCTCTATCATGAAAGGATGTACGGATTGTCCTCCTAACTATACCGAGGTTAAGGGTGGTTATCTGTATTCTATCTCCTTGGAGGATGACGGTGTCGATATGTCTACTACGGTGGAGTCATTGCCTAACGTTGTAGCCGATACGGTTAACAAGATGAGTCAGATCAAGGGATCAGGTTTGTATATTGCCGCTACTTCCAAGAAATTGACGGATGAGGAGATCTCTACTTTCGTGGAGGCCAATCCTACGGCTATTATCTACTATGTGGCTAAGACATCCGATATGTGTGAGAATCCTACGGTTCGTACCGCTTCTTGGTCAGCTTGCGGATCTTGCAAAGTATCTAAGGAGAAGTATTATATCACGATCCCGGATAACGAGTGTGGCGAAAGCGCTTTGGAGGAAATCAAGCAGGCGTTCCCGGAACTTGAGATCACGGATTACGGTACTCCTGCTGCTTGCCAGCATAGCTTCCAGACAGAGGTATATACCAATATGTTGTGTGATGAGTGTGACAAGGTATTTGAAGGATTCTTCACCAGCAATGCTCCGGCTTCCTATCGTAACCGTATGTGGAAGAAACTGGAATCGGCTCAGGAACTTGGCACTAATTGCAAGTGCGGTATCCGTTTCCGTGGCAAGGAAATGTTATTATCTCCGTCAGAGTGCTTGATGGATAAAATGACCTATGTAGAGGATAGCGTTGAGATCGTTGGCGCTAGCGGTGGTTATCCTGATTCTCTTGATGAGGGATCCCCCATTTGGTGGGATCAGCTTCACTTCGAGAGATTGTCCAGCAAAGCCCCGCGTACTCATGTTGGCGGCAATATGATGGATGATGAGTTGAAGGGTTACGCTCATTTCAACGGCTTCCCGAAACATCAGGACTTCATGGGACGGACATTCATGAACGAATACAGCCGTGTTGAACAAACAGCCCAATATGTGGACTTCCAGATCACGATTAATCCTCATAGATACTCTCAAGGATTCGGTAAGTATCTCGCCGATGATCCGGTTAATTTGATATTACGTGTACGCTATGGTGCTCATGAGGGTGTTCAGGAGATGATCAATATGATCGGAGCTGCCGCTGGTCTTGGCCCGGCCATCGTAACCGAGCCGAAATAAAGAACCTTTTTTGCGTTCATATATTTCCTAAAGGGGAGAGATTCAATTCTCTTCCCTTTTTTGTTATCTTTGAGGCAGTAGAATTAAAATATGATATTATGTCGGCTATTAATGAGTATTTAAAGAGACTGGCTTCCATCTTCGGTAGCATGGGTTTCTCCGTTCCGCCAGATGACTTCTCAGGTGTTGTCATAGACGGAAAGACGTATCCGGTCATGATGAGGAATGACGGGTGTTACGTGTACTTCGATGATAAAGGAGTAAAGAGACTTGTAAGCGAGATCCCTAAAAAGGACTATCAGTTCATTAACATCAAGGACGCCCGTGTGTCGATCGTCAACCAATGTTATCGTACTCCGGGAGGTCAGGTAGAGGCTCGTATCCATACCTATATGAATAATAAGGGTGAGATATTGGCCGAGAAGATATTTATCATCAACTCATCGGATATCGATACTCCCATTGGCACGGAATTGGATAAGATCCCTGCCGAGTGGGTGGCTATAGATTGTAGTATAGCGGAGATGACCGATCGGGAGTTGATATTCGTAAGTAAATGTTATGCCACGGAAGGGGGCAAGGTCCAGATCGAGGGCGTAGAGTCGGTTGATCCCCGCCTGAACCCTGAGGTATCCCATTATGAGGTGGTGAATACAACCGACGATAGTAATCCTATCGGTACGAAGTATGACGCTATCCCCGACACATGGAATCGTATAGTATGTGATTTCCCGGACATGACCCAAAGGGAGATAATACCGGTGCTTAAATGCTTTGATACCGGGACCGGAAGGGTACAGATAGAGGGGTATAAGATATTTGATTACGAGATGGGTACCAGAAAGGAATGGTATCGCGTCAAGCAAAGTACCGATCCTGAGAATCCGGTAGGTAAGTTTATCACCAGCATAAGCGATGACTGGGTTGAGGTCGTTTGTGACTTCACGGATATGGAGGATCGTGATATTGAGGTAACTATAGAATGTTATAAGACACCGGCCGGTAAGGTGAAGCTGGAGGTTCTCACGTCATGGGACGGGAATATAGGGGTTAGGGATAAGAGTTATAAAGTCCTGGAGACTACCGATCCGTCACAACCTGAGGGCGCCAGCTTCAGTTCCTTGCCAGACACTTGGATAAGGGTAGTCTGTGATTTTGATGATATGGAGGAGAGAGATATCAAATCCTATATAGAGTGTTATGACAGCGGTAGCGGCAACGTTAAACTTCGAAGGATGGTGTCGTATGACTCCAAGATAAAGGCCAGATACACACGTTTCGAGGTAGTGGACTCCGATAACGCAGACTTTGTCCCAGGAGCCGCCCTAGCTACCCTCCCCGACGGATTCTCTTTGGTTCCTTGTGATTTCGTTGACTTTGAGGATAGAATGCTTCAGTCAAGGAAAGAATGCTATAATACAGATAAAGGTCGTGTACAGGTATTAAGAATAACGTCTTATGATGGAGATATAGATATAAGGGGCGCTGTTTATGTCGTTACACGATCTGAGAACCCCGATATTCTCGTGGATAGGATATATAATGCCATACCTGGAGGATGGGATCGCATGGTGTGCGAGATGGAGGATATGGAGGATCGTGATATCGAGTCTTTCGTGGAATGTTATGATAGCGGTGAGGGTAATGTCAAGGTAAGGAGAGTCGTGTCTTATGATGCCAAGGCAAACGAGCGCCACGTCCGCTACGAGGTACTGGATTCGGATAACGGCGGTTTCACCCCGGGACAGCGGATATCCACCCTGCCTACCGGATGGTCTTTGGTGTCTTGTGATTTCACGGATATGGAAGACAGAATGCCTATTGATATCGAGGAATGTTATAGGACATCAAACGGGAGCATACGTATGAGACATGTGGTGTCTTATGATGGTGATCTTGGGAAAAGAAACCAGTTCTGGGAGATTGTGGACTCGTCTGATAACGGATATGGTCTAGGGGATAGGATGAATAGCATCCCATCGGTTTTTATCCGTGAAAGGTGTGCCATAGAAAGGTTGGATGATCGTATTACCAGAAGTGCGATAGAATGTTACTCGACTCCAGGAGGATCGGTAAGAATTAAATCCACTTACGTTATCAACCCTTTAAATCATGTTAGGTCGTATAATCATCATGTATTGAGTTCTACGGATAATGATATCAAGATTGGTACTCAATATATCTCTTTGCCATCTAATTTTACTCGTATCGAATGCGAGGAGCCGGATTACATGGATCGGCTTATAGATACTACCGAGACCTGTTATGATACCGGCAATGGTACGGTAAAGATCCGGAGGCAAGAGTCTCTTAACGGTAATCTTGACCTCAAGACATTTGATTATAAGATCGTAGAGTCTACTGATCCAGCATATAGATTAAATACTACACCTACGCAATCTGTTATAGACGGATGGACCGTTATTAGCTGTGATCTCAATATCATGGATGTAGATGATTGTTATGAGATCGGGGGGCATAAGATCCATCTAAAGGGCTTTAGGACGGTCAATCCTGCATTGCAGGATATTAAGTCCAAGCTTTATGTGGTATATTCAGATCATCCGGATTACGGTGTTGGAGATGAGTTGTCTTCTATTCCTGATGGGGCTAAGGTCACGATATGCGATTACGCTGATAAAAGCCAAAGACATATGGTTCCGGTGCGAGAGTGCTATGAGGTAGCCGATGGCCGGTTCTATGTGGAGGGAAGTCGGTTGGTGGATAACGATATGGTCGTTGAGCGGACGTCGTTAACGGTGATGGAGTCATCCTCTCCTACCTACCCGGTAGGTACGACACTGACCTCCATCCCCGATGGCGCTACTATCGTGGCTTGTTTATGTCAAACCTGTTAATCTGAATGGCTATGGTTAAAGTATGTAATGATTATTTTATGATTGACGCCTTAGCTGGAGGTCAGGTCATAAGAAAAAGGAAATATCGTCGTGAGAATACGATGATAGGATATAAGTGGTATGATTATAATGGGGTCGAGGTTTCCGACCCCACAGAAATATCTCGTCTTGATGGACTGGCTACTAAGCATCAGCGTGTGGATGAGGCTTATGATGACCATGCTATTTTCATGTCTTCAACCAACTACGTTAACAGCGTTTCCGGTATACCTATGGACAAGCATATGGTTGTCGTTGAATGGAGACCGGATAGCGAGCAAGGTTTTGTCACCATGGCTCATGACGAGGGTCTTGACGGGGATAGCTATTATATAGTTATTATCAACACCGGAGATAAGCAGGCTACGATCTACACCCCCGTAGATCCTGAGGATCCAAAGGATGGGACTTCCCGTGCGGTTGATGGCGATAACGTCTCCGTTGGTGGATCATATGTCTCTATATCCCCCAAGCAAGTAGAGAGGATAAGGGTTACTTTCCGTGACGGTAAATGGTATTATGAGTTAGTCGCAAAGACATATCCTAGTAATACTGGAGGTGTTAAGATTGGAGATGTCGATTTTGTGACTTTTAGGTATTTATGGGAATCAAGCTCTGGAAGGGATTTGGATACTATGACGGAAGCCCTTAATTCTAATGTTCCCACCATAGATAATCTTGCTGTAGGTTGGTCTGGTCCCGGAAATGGAGATAGCTCTGTTAGGGAAGTCCTTAAATGGGGTGGTGATAATACAGGATCCGGTAAGGAATGTGTTTGGATGTCGGTGAAGGATTTAAGGGCTAAGTATTATGATGTCCTACCTGAAGAGACGTATTTTATGGCCTACGCTACATGGTTTGGATCTAAAGGCACGGGTAAATGCTCTTTTGAGCTTGTCGGATACAAGGGAGGTACGATGAGCCAAGATGGATATAATTTCATCAATACCGGTGGATCTGTGGTGTATCAAAATACGTATGATTTTGTTTGTCATACTAGTAAGGGTTCATCTACGTATAAGACATCCTACGAGAAGGTGGCTCGTGTTACCTACAATAAGCTCACTAACGAGGTTTATATGTCCATCGGCGACGCTATAGATCAGGAGGATAATTATGATAAGTTAGAGCGAGAGATCAATAATATAAAGGAAAGACTTAGCGATGTCGAGAGCGAGTTGGCTGTCGTAAGACGTATAGCCGAGGGCAAGAACACGGCGTATATCTTTGATACGGTCGATGCCATGAATGAGTGGCTGGCGGTCCCGGAGAACACGGCTAAGCTCCGTGTGGGGGACAGCTTCTGGATCAGGGAGCAGGAGGTACCTGATTATTGGTGGGATGGAACTCAGGCTTTAGAGCAGGAAGGTCCGAAGGTTGATTTATCTCCTTATTATACGAAAGACGAGATTAATAATATTGTCAATGATATCAATCAGAAGATAGAGAATAAGAGTACGTCTATTATCTTCGATACTTATATCCAGATGAAGTCTTTCGTGGATGATCCAACTAACGCCGATAAGCTTAAGGAAGGTACCATCTTGTTGATACGAGAGAAGAACGTATCTGATTATTATTACGATGGTGCTGGGATAGTTAAGATGGAGGCCGATGTAGAGCAATGTCTTTACGTTACTTTGGCTAACAAGCCTACGGAAAGCACTATAAGTTATACTCAAGATCGGGAGGTGACTAATTTCGCTCCGGGTGCTATAGCTAGATGGGTTGACGCTGATGGCAATGACGTGTTTTATAAGCTTGTTGAGATAGTAGGTGGTAAGGCTAAGTGGATTACCCTTATCGATACTAAATACGGCAATGTGACGCTACAGAGCACTTACGACAAGAATTATGAGATTGTAAATATCGTATCTGGGTCTAGGTTACAGGCTATAAATAGCGATAAGGATGAGATCAAGTTCGTTAATAGCGCTACCGGTAATGTTACTGTCGTGTTTAACGCCACGGTATCAGGAGGAGCCAAGAAACTTACGAGCCTGTTGGCCGTGAACGAGGTAGTCTTGACCCCAGGAGCGGCGGTGTCGTTTACCCGGAACGGTGATGAGTTCGTGCTCACGGAGTTGTTTGGCATTACTATCTTCCCAGATCTGGCGGATGCCAATCGTGAGGGTGAGTGGGTCATGAGCGTAGGCGCAACTGGTAAACCGATCCTTATGGAGGTAAAGGAGATGCGTAAGTGGGATGAGAGCATAACCAAGGAGCTTACAATAGATGAGCTTAACGAGAAGTTCCCTAACGTGGATATCGGATTCGCTGTCGTATGCAAGACCATCAACAAGGTATATGAGATGGTTAACGGATACAAGGAATGGGTGTCTTATGATATAACCTCAATTAGTTGATATGGGATTTTTAGTAGGATATGATACGGTCCTGTCCTCGGTGACGTTTTATGTTAACGAGGATAGGTTCCCTTGTTATAATGGGAAGGATGCTGATTATGTGCCTGATCCGATAGTAGATTATGATGCTTTTAATCGTAATCTCAGGTTCTCGGCAAACAATCCAGGATTCGTGGACGTCGATTGGGGTGACGGGACAAAGGATCAATACCCTTTGGTCAAGATATCTGACGGTAGTTATAGGATAGTATTTAGGTCTTTAGATATTGAGTACAAAAAGAATCCTGACGATACTACATGGTGGTATAGGAAGGAGGATGGTTCACAATACATACCGGTTCCTCCACATAAGTATAGCGATATCAGGCGTAGGGAGGTTACGATGAGGTTCTCTAACGTAATTGATGGGGAATTTAATATGGATGGTATTGTCCTTCATGAGTTCCCTATAATTAATCTTCCTGATATAACTTATTTTGCTGTGGTTAGATCCGTTTTAAAAAATGGAGATATCCCATATGACAGGATGAGCAAGAGCGTTAATCTTCGTAATATACAGATGGGGTCTTTTTCTCACCCTGGTGTTTGGGATAATTGGCCGGAGGGGTTTTTAAAAATGAAAAGATTGAAGTATTTTGGGTGTAATTCCGTTTTTAATTTCGCTGATAATCCTGATTCTAATTGGAGAAGATTCTCTGAATGGAAGAATCTTACTGAATTTAACTTCAACTGGTGTAACATCCCTTCTTATGATCCGGCTTTTAATTCTATTCCAGCAAAAGGTATAAGCATTATAAGCAATCGGAATAATATACCTGTATTTGATGAGGTGGATAAGGTTGGAGATGATAAGACAGGCGTTACTTTTATGGGTAGTGGTAGCTCATGGAAACAAGATCTAGTAGAAGGTAAGTTGAATAAGATTCAGGGCACGTATTGTAATTCAGGCACGGTACCGGTAGACGATCTCCCAGATTGGTTGTATGAGGTAAGGGAATTTAGGATATGGACTTTGCGTGATGGTGGTACATTTATAAATACGCAGGAGAGGGCTGATACATTCGTAAATACATTTTATGATAAGATAATGTCGTGGAGTTATATAACGATGTCACAGACGGCTTCTGACGGTAACAGGAATCAGTTTTATAAACTTACCTTAGATTTATATACTTCCGCAGCTCCTACCAACAAGAGACCATCTGGCGTTTATCAAGCCCCTGAGGGGTTTGTTAAGGGTGTTAGCAACGGTAATCCTACGACGCCTATGGAGAAGGTGTATGTGCTTACCAATAACTACGGGCAGACATGGGTCTTGGCCCCTGCCCCGGCTTCTAAGGCCGCCCTTACGAGGGCAAGGCGGGCTGGGAAGGCTAGGATCACCCCTTTCGTCCTTGGCGTAAAGGACGGCCATGTATCCGTGTTCGGCGGAGATGTATTGGATGATAATATGAGTAAGTATAATTTCGCTGACAAATACGAGGCTATAGATATCTGTAACGATCTGGGATTGGACAGTTCACCGGTTGTCGAGTATTTCAGGAGAATAGAGGAGGGAGAGGTATGAGGCTGATATGTAAGGATACGAATAAAGGCTCTATAACATTTTTTACTAAGGGTAAATACGCTTTTAGGGGCGTTAACAGGAATGATACTACTGATGATGTTCCTGATCCTATATTGGATGGTAATAATTATAATGAGACTATAGGATTTTATTCTAATGCTCCCGGCATGTGCGAGGTTGATTGGGGAGATGGGAGTAAAGAGCAATTCCCTTTTGTAAGGGCTAGGAGTGGATCTATATATGGTCAATACAGGTTGATGTTCAGGAGAAGGGGTATAAGTTATCGTAAGAATCCAGACAGTCATCCATGGTGGTTTTACAAAGAGGATGGGAGTGAGTATGTTCCCGCCCCCAATCATGCTTATGATGATGGCATGGATAAGGAGCGTGTGATATCCATGTCTTTTACCAATGATGTTACGATGATGGAATCCTATAGGATTATGATGGTAGGTTTCCCTATACTTGATATGCCTAGCCTTATCAATATAATTATAAATATTCCTGGGGATCGTACCATAACAGATATACCAAAGGATAGGATAATGAGATCGGTAAATATAGAGCGTATAACATTAAGTGAGTTTGGTGTGGATACGTTGACGTCCATCCCGGAGGATTGGAATAGACTAACTAAATTGAAATGTCTGAATTTGTCCAATTCTATTGACTTTAGTGATACCGAAGCTTCCAATATAAGGAAATTCCCTTCCATGTGGCCTAATTTGGAGATATTGCATTTAGCTGGTGGAAGGGTAAGGTTATATCCTAAGGAATGGTTATCATTCAATAATTTAAAAGAATTGTATTTAAGTCCTGGCAATGCTACATCATCGTTTGATCCTAACACATGCCCGGCTATGGATGAGGTGGATAGGATAAATTCTAGTTTAAAGATTTTCGATCATATAAATAGATGGTATGGACCTGTCGTGAGTTGGCATCCGTATATGAGCGGTAAGGGATTGGGAAACATTGAGCGTATCGACGCTTCATACAGTTATAGTAGTATAGATGTAAGTAATCTCCCGGATTATATATATGAGATGAGGTCTATGAATAGCTTTTATATGTATCGCAGCTTGTCAACCCAAAGTCGATGTGATACGTTTATATCGACATTATATGAGAAGGTGATGGGGTTTGATTATCTCACTATGTCTTCCTCTGCTTCCGATGGCAAAAGAAATCAGTTTTATGGATTGTATCTAAGTATGTATTTAGCTTCCAATCCTGATGATAAAAGACCTAGTGGCGTATTACAGGCTCCCTCTGGTTTTATAAAGGGTCAGTCTAATGGCTCTCCGTCGACTCCTATGGAGATGGTTTATGTGCTTATGAATAATTATGGATGGAGGTTTAGTATGGCACCAGAGGCTTCGGTGTTAAGGTCAATACGATCTTCTGATATTGACACGAGGTCGTATAAGCCATATAAGCTTATTGTATTTGACGATGGGCGTACCTTTGTAGGCAATGGAGATGTTTTAGCTCATGATACGGATAAGGTATTATCGTTTGGGGGTCAACCAGAAGGGGAGTATTTGTGTGATTCTATGGGATTGGACAGGAATGTTATTGTAGAATATTTTAACAAGATAGGTAATGGCTAAGACATTATATAAATACGAGGCATCATCCAACAAGTTCGTGTGGTTCACTACATGGGATAGGGCACTTAGAAATTATTATACCGATGATTATAATTATGTACCCGATCCTGTCGTTGGTAATCCTTATAATACGTTTGTCGAGTTTAGATCCAGAAAGCCCGGTATGGCTAATGTGGATTGGGGGGATGGAATAAAGGAGCAGTTTCCTATGACCAAGGTTCAAGGGGAGGATAATTATCGTATTATATTCCGTTCTTTAGCGATACAACATAAGAAAAATCCCAATACTACGTGGTGGTTCAGGAAGGAGGATGGATCGCAATACGTACCTGTGGATAATCATGCTTACGCTGATGGGAGGAGGGACGTACAACGGGCTGTGTCGATAGATTTTACTTGTGATATTTATTATGCCAATATTCAAACTTGTAAGATGACGGCTTTCCCGATCGTAGATATTCCGGGTCTTGAATTTTTGGTCGTATCGCATACGATGTATGTTAATGATGGCATACCGGTGGATAAATTGTCGAGATCTAATAAATTAATTTATATAGATCTTTCAAATGTAGGGCAAAGAATGACTGAAATGCCTGAGGCTATAACCAGTAAGACTGAGGTGTATTATTTAAATATGTTTAATATGCTTGATCTTAGGGATATAGAATCTAGCGGGATAAGGAATATAAAGAATATGAAAAATCTTCAAGCCCTTGAATTGTCTTCATGTTATTTGGATAGGTATATAAAGGAGTTTAATGATCTTCCTAAATTAACTTCGTTGAGAATACATCCTGGCCCTTCTGATATGTGGAATTATTTTGATATAAACACCCTTCCTTTTTTCGAGGTAGATAAAATAAATCCTAATATTACTGATTTTTATTTTTTAAATGACTGGGTAAGTGGAGAAAGGAGGACGGGTTGGAATGATGATAATATGTCGGGTAGAGGATTGGATCATCTTACAGGTTTTTTCGTCTATCATAGTAATAGTATTAGAGTGGATAAGCTGCCAGATTATATTTATGAGATGAGGTCTATTACATGGTTTGTGATGGATTATTCCACTCATAGCCAAAAAAGATCAGATGATTTCGTAAACTCCTTCTACGACCTTGTTGTAGGATGGGATCAGATTACCATGGCATCCGTGGCCAAAGATGGGGAAAGAAATCAGTTTTATGGACTTGCGGTTTCTATGTATGGTAGTCAATATCCTGACGAGAATCAGCGTCCTTCCGGCACGGAGCAGGTCCCAGAGGGATTCGTGAAAGGCTCGTCCAACGGGTCTCCCGCTACACCTATGGAGAAGATATATGTGCTAAAAAATAACTACGCCCAGAGATGGACGATTAAACCAGAATAATATTATGAATATCAATATTTTAAAACTAAATTGGGGGGGGGTAAAATCCTATTTGCCTTATGATGAGAAGAAGGATGTTACCCAAAAGGAAGGTAATAGAGGTATTCGAGGAATTATCTCCTCAGGATAATGGATATTGGACGGTTCCTGATGGGGTCTATGAGGTTGAGTTCGCGTTGGTCGCCGGAGGTCTTAATGGAGAATATTCCGATATATATAATGCCGGGAGTGGAGGTAACGGAGGTGGTGTACTGACTGGGACTATATCCGTAAATCCAGGTGTTACATATAGGGTGGTTGTAGGAGATATAGGTGGTGATAGTATATTCGGTATATATCAGGCTATTGCCGGTAAAGGTGGAAGAGGCGGATATGGAGTTGAAGGGGATGGTAATGATCCTTCCCCGGGAAATCCAGGGCAAGATGGATCATATGTTTTTAATAACAAATATCCTGACCGATACCCTTATCCTATGGGCGCTGGTGGTGGATCGGGAGCTTATACAAGAGGATGGGATACAGGCTTTTTATCCGGAGGTAAAGGTGGCAATCACGGAGGAGGTGATGGGGCTGGAGTTGAGGATACTGAGGGTGTTATTATTAATGGCAAAAATGGAGGTAATGCCACTTATTATGGTGGTGGAGGAGGAGGAGCCTCTAAAGCTTCTATTAGTGGGGCTACGAGCGGTCGAGGAGGATCAGGTTATCGTGGTATTATTATTTTACATTATTTTAAAAATTGATAACATGAATAGAAATGATATTATAAAAGAACTAGGTTCGTATTTTGACATAGTGGAATTGGTATGTCCTCATACATATAATAAGTGGAAGGACCGGTCGTGGCAGTTTCTCGATACCGCTTTTCTCCATAATCTTCTTATATTACGGAGGGATATAATCAAACAGCCTATGTATTGTAATAATTGGGACAAGCAGGGGCAGTTTTCCCAACGTGGTCTTAGATGCAACATCTGCCAGATAGTTAAGGATAAGAAAGATGTTTATCTATCCGCTCATGTGTTGGGTAAGGCTGGTGATTTTGATATCAAGTCGATGACGGCGGAACAGGCTAGAGACTTGATCTTGGATCATCAAGATATGTTACCATATCCCTTTAGGCTTGAAGGGAAGGTGGGTTGGTTGCATTTTGATAGCCTTGATACTAGGAACGGTATACATGCTGTGGTGTTTTAGGTACTTAATAGTATAGTAGTTAACTTTGCGAGTAGGGTACAAAATGAAAGACAAAGACATGATAGAGCGAGTAGGGGCTTTGTGGAATATTGCGCTTGCGTATGGTGCCTCTTGTTGGGCTTACTTCCAGCCAGTGCATCATTTATTGATTGTATTACTTATAGTATTAATAGCGAATTTTTTGGCTAGGTTAGCGCAAAGCGTAAGGGGCTGGAAGCTCCGTAGAAGCCGTAGGAGGAGGTTTAGTTTCAAGAGATGGTTTAGGGAGGTCAGGTTTACTGATATTCTTAAGGAGTTCGCTTTGTCTTGTTTTATAGTAATGACATTATGTGTTATATATAAGACGTTATACCCGATCGAGGAGGAGGCTAGCATGATACTTACCATTACCAAATATGGGGTGTATATAGCTCTTGTTGGATATGTTATGCTTTTCCTGAATACGATAGGGGATGCTTTTGCTGACGCTTATTTGGTTAAGGTATTCAAGGCCGTGTTTAAGAGGATAAACGTATTCAAGATGTTTAGTTTTTCCAAGAACATACCTGACGAGACGTTTGACGATATAAAGAAGATCGCTGATGATGAGGTTAAGGATAAGTCTTAAGGCTGTTTTTTGTTTAGGTCTGTCGCTATTCCTGTCCTCTTGTGGAAGCAGGAGGCAGGTTAGCGACACGTCTATAGATAATCGTTTGATAAGCAGGATAGAGACGATGATAGATGAGGTCATGGACCGGAAGATCGTGGAGATCAGGACATCTGATCTTAATGCTGATATTGTCATAACTGAGAGGAAATTCGATACTACGAAGGAGGTGGATCCATCCACTAGGGAGCGACCCGTGTCCTCCCAGACGGACGCTCATATCGTCATCGGCCGGCGGGATAGCACGGTGACGACCGATTCACTTGGCGTTGATAAGACGATCACCAGTATTGAGGATATTGATAAGAAGACAGACATCAAGCATAAGGATATAGACGATAAGGAGGAATCAAGGTGGCCGATGGCTATCATCTTTATGTCGATCTTAGGTATATTGGTTGTATTATTTGTGTTGTTGAAAAGATTCGGATTGATAAAATAATAGGTGTACAAGAAACCCCATACACCTATTGGTTATCACCCCAGAAAAGAATTGCAAATATGAGGTCAGTCCCGGATTCGAACCGAGGTATATGGTTTTGCAGACCACCGACTAAACCACTCATCCAACCGACCGCATCGCGAATATAAAATTTTGTCTTTGACCAAACAACCTCTTTGACCAGATTTTTACTCAACTAGAATATCCCTTAAAGAAAATCCCTTATCTAGTATACTGTTTGAGGAAATGTCTTTTCAAGGTCTACACTTATTGACACCAAAAGGAAATGTGGCGGCTCCGTGAGGCAGGGCAGGAGGTATCCCCACACGGCCGGCCAGGAGCGGAGCGATTCGTAGCCCACCTCCCTTTTCCCCTTGGCATATTACGCTTAAGCGTTGGAAAGAAGTAAGCATGTCAATATACTAACGTCTGATATAGGTAGTTATTTGTCGATCAAAGATCCATCGATAACATAAGTATGTGTCAAAAATACACTAAACTAAATCATTGATATACATTATTATTAAGATCTTATATTTTCAATCTACTACAGATTATTAAGTTAATGTATTTAAGTTATATACTTTAGATAATAACAAAGCGTTAGCTAACTCTTTTTAATCAATCAACTTATGAAATAAATAAAGAAAATCTTTATAATGAGATTCCCTTCTTAAGGGGCGAAAGTTTCCTATGTCACATGTCACAAAATAGACAACTGTGTTTATAAAAGAAGGTGGATAAATAAATGCATCTCTTTTCTTAACTATCCCTACGATAGTCTCCCTACGCAATGTCCAAGTTGGATTTCGACCATAGCGATCGCCGTAAAAAGCCGTGATCATAAACAAAAAAAATGAGTACTTTCACAAGCACTCATTTTGAAATGACAAAGTTTTTAGTATCTTTGTACTATACAAAAAAAAAAACATATGGCAAATTTAACATTAATATTCGACCAATTCGTATCTTTCTCTGAAAAAAAGAGGATGTCAGAAGAAAATAGAGCTTTGAGGAGGGATTCCGGCAAGGTCATCCTACCTTATTTGCTTAATGACAATGCTAATCCTTGTTGCGATAACCCTAGGATAAAGCGTCAATCATCATCCAAGTCAGAGATACTTGAGAAGCCGATATCGGAGACGTTGATAGGCATTCTTATCATATGTCTTGACCCTATAAGGTTTAGGGCGCTGGGGGTCCAATACAACATTAAGTGGTTCTATTACTTTGTGAATGAAATAGTTAATTACTATATCAAGCATCATCGTTTTGGTGGTGATAATCTTGCTTATCAGATAAAGTTAGTTAGGTGGCTTTTGATCAGTTATGTTAACGTGGCTGTTGTACACGGTTATTATGCTATGGTGAGGAAGGCGAAGAAGGAGCATCCTGATCTTTTTGTGCATAGCAACAATGCGAGGTATTATTATTGGGACAATTGCCCTCCTAAGCATCGCAAGCTAGAGGATGAACGAAATATAAATAATCCTACCTATAAAGCCCATGAGTGCAATAGGAAGCGCGCCGAGGATATCAAACGTGTTGTTTATGACTCCATGGATTCGATCAGGAAACGTGACCTTAAGGATTTTGTGTCCTCCAAGAACAACGGGGTGAGCATTTCTTTTAAGGAAAAGGTTCAGAACAAGGTCAGGAAGAAGGGTTTTGGTAATGTCAGTATCAAGACCATAGAGAGGGCTATAAAGAGCTATTTAGATGAGCGTGGTGTCACTTTCTCTGAGTTCGTCGATGGGGTGAGGAAGTTGGATAGGAAGATAAAGGAAGTCAAGTCCGCTTTTGGCAAGGTTAAAAGGATTAAGATTTTTGGCGTCAAGGCTTATGATTATGTGTCTGGGGATGAGATAGCTGATGAGTTTGGCATGGCCGCGTTGTCTGATGAGGTGTGGATTCCTGATAATAGCACACCGTTCCTTGACGATTATATTGAATCGCAGTATTTGTCTAACAATTTTAATTTCTAATATTATGGTTAATATAAAATCACATGACTTTTATACGGTGTTTGATGATAAGAAGCAACTTTTTAAAGTATCATCATTATTTGATTCTTTAGATGAATCTGAAGATATAGTCAAAGATTTGATGGATTCTGGCACATTCATGTATATTGTTGACGAACGACTGTCTATGATATGGGTGGATATATTTATGATGATAGAGCTTCTTGGGGAATATGATGGTGGGGATGTTAAGGATTTGGCTATTAAATGTTCTTCTCTCTATTTGAAAGATAAGGTGATGCGTTTAATTGTCGATTATGTCAATTGCGATTCTGATGATTATGATGATAGCGTTGATCCTATATTGAGTTATTGTAGCAATCTTATTCATAGTGGTGATGGGAATATTGATTATCTGCCATTGTCCGACATGGTAAGTTTGAATGTAGGAAATTATATGTCAGATGACATGTTGAAGCTATTTGATATTGCCAAGGAAGACAATCGCATAATATCTATATTGTTTGTTTTGTTAAGTAGACCGTATGTTGACGATTATGGTTTTTTTACTCTTACCGATTTGCTTTCTATGATGATTGATAAAGGTTTTATCGGTGATCGTGATGATATAGTTAATGCCTTAGGGTTTATCTAAAAGTAGGTTTATTGTATTGGTATGACCCTATTTTGTATCTTTGCTTAAAAGTAGTAAAGATGAATCAGATAAATATCATACCGAAGATAATTCATGATAAGTTTGCCGCAAGGATTATCATGGATGATTACGATATAGAGAAGCCTATCGTAATTACTGTCGTAGCTAGGCGTAACGATGGTGAGTATAATACCCAGATATTGACATACCCGACATTGGGCGTTGATTATGAGGGTAATGTAAGGATGGTGTTTTTCGATGTTGCTAGGTCTCATGTTTGCCAGATAACATCGGTGTTTATCAACGGTCATGAGGTCAAGACATATTATACCGATATCCCGGATCTTGATATGCAAGCTCGTTATGACGATAGCTTGTGCCGGTACGATAAGAAGGTTAATATGAATGATATTAGGCTGTCGTTTCAGGTGCTAGAGACACGTGATCCCAAGGTGCTTCAGGTATTGGATGAGTCCGAGTGGGGGCTGCTGGAGGATAGGAAGGCGATCATCGAGATCACTACGCCGGGCATGTCTGACCCCGTTACGTTGTTTCTTGGCAAGAATCAGGTCAATACCTTTACTAGCCTAACATTAGGCCTTAATTGCTTTAATTACGATGATTGTAATGTAAAGTACCTTGATCTACCTGATGGTATATATGATATCAAGATCATAGGTAGCCCTTCTACTTACAATTTCAGTCGCAAGTATCTTAAGACGGATCTTATACGCAGACGTCTTGATCGGCTATGGATTAAGACTGATATCCTATGCGAGGATAAGGATAAGGATCTTATAAATAAGATACAGGAGATGGAGACGCTTATGACTGTAGCGGAGGCTAACGTAAGGTTGGATAATATAGAGGCGGCTCATGAGATCATTGATCGTGTCGGAGAGCTTCTTGAGATGGCTACTAATTGCGTGGATTGTTGAACATAAAAATATTTAGTCGTGGGTTGTAATACTTGTAAGGAAAAGGCGTTGAAAGCCGAGAGGGAAAGAATTGAGAGAAGTATGATGAATCATTCTTCTTCTACCGTTGTTAGCGATATGGAATACGCTTCTAGGAGCACTGCCGGTTGTATGGTTATGCTTGATCCGTTGAAGACCATGGAGCGTGACGTGGTGAGCATATACAAACAGACCCGTACCATAGGTGACGTGGGTATCGTCTATCTCAACATGCAGAAGAAGATCCGTGAGTGGATCAAGAACCTGCCATATGGATGCCCGCCTGATGAGGAGGTACAGGAAATGAGAAAGGAGATACTCGATGGGCGCACAAAGTATATCAAGCCTTGATAGAATAGATCTATGTAAGGCTGTAGATGAATGGTTATCTTGCCAATGGGGTAGATACATGAGGTATCATAGGTATAGGATCGGAGACAAGCCCGATGTATCTTATTGGGGCAAGATAATTCGTCTGCAAAGATCATTATGCGATAATGATTGCGGGTTATGCCCGGATGAGATAAGATCGTTAAAGGAACATATTAACAGGTTACTAGTATGATAAAAACTTTATAAATATCACTTAATTATATTGTAAATCAATAGCATAATTACTAAATTAGAGGCATGATAAAGGCATTCAAATATCGTATATATCCAAATATGTCTCAGGAGATATCGCTTTCCAAGACCTTTGGATGCGTGCGTCTTATTTGGAATGCCAATGTAGCTTCTTTTAATTCCTATGATAAGGATATCAATCCTAAGCCCAATATTATCCAGAAGTCTGATCTTATTGATAATAAGCCTTGGCTATCCGAGGTATCGGCAGCGGCTATCCAACAGAAGGTGATGGATTTCAAGGAGACCGTAAAACAGTATTTCTCCAAGAACGGGAAAAAGAAGATAGGCAGGCCTTCGTTTAAGAAGAAAGGTAATACCCAGTCTTATAGACTTCCTAACCAGAAATTCAGGATAGAGGGAGACAGGATCAGAATTGAGAAGATAGGATGGGTGAAGATGGTTGTTGACAGGAATATACCTGATAACGGTAAGATTATTTCTTGTACTATATCTAAGAATCCCTCTAATCAGTATTTCGTGTCTATAACCGTTGATTGCGAGATAACCAAGAAACCTAAGACTGGTAAGGAGGTAGGTATAGACTTAGGAATAAAGGAATTCGCCACCTTATCTGATGGAGTTGTCATAGATAATCCTAAGCATCTTAGAGAAAACCAATCCAAGATATCAAGGATTCAGAAGCATATGTCAAGAAAAGTCAAGGGTAGCAGTAGATGGCATAAGAATAGGCTTAGAATAGCTAGATTGTACAATAAGATATCTAATAAGAGATTATGGTTCTTACATAATCTAACCACTTATCTTGTCGATAACTACGACACGATATGTATTGAGGACTTGAACGTCTCAGGCATGTTAAAGAGTCATAGATTAGCCAATTCTATATCCGATGCCAGCTTCAGCCTATTCAGGTCCTTGCTTGAGTATAAGTGTGAGTGGTATGGAAAGACCCTATCTGTCATAGACAGATTTTATCCTTCCTCCAAAACCTGTAGTAATTGTGGTTGGAAGAAGGATGACTTGACTTTGTCGGACAGGACTTTTATCTGTGAGAATTGCGGCTTGACCCTTGACAGGGATCTTAACGCCGCTTTGAATATCAAGAGGGTAGGAGTTGATATCCTCTATAATCGGACGCTGAGGGATGAGGTTGCGAGTCCCGGTGAAGCGTTTAAAATTAAGTAGTTTACTATGTTTTACTATAAAATTTACAACTATCAGGGAGGCTATAGATGTCCGGGATCTTGGTGAATCTTGCGTGAAGGTAAGTGGCGATAAGACCGTAGCTAAAATCCTTTACGCTATTGAGGATAAGATCTGCAATGGGTGATTAATGTCCTGATTTTGGGATATTAAAAATAGCCAATCGGTTTGTGTTTATCATCCCGATTGGCTATTTTGTATGTCCACTGACTCTCACGAGGGAGTGGACATAAAGTAATTAATTATTAACTTCAAAATTAGATTAAAAAAATGAAGACGGTAAATGTTTTGACAAGAAAAATGGGTGATTTTAACGTTTTTCAAAGAACTAGTGATGGTTATTTTGATGCCAACAGTTTACTTAAGCAATGGAATGATAATCCCGATAGCACGAGAAGACGGCTTGATGATTTTATGAATAGTGGTAGAACTAAGGAATTTATTAGTGCTTTATCTGAAGATGAAAGCCATAGGAGAAAAATCGACATTGGTGATAATCAATTAGTTATAAAAGTAAAAGGTAAGACAACTAAGCATGGTAAAACTCCTGATAAGGTGTGGATGCATCCTCTGTTGTTTATAAAATTTGCCATGTGGATAAATCCTAGATTCGAAGTTCAGGTGTTGAGATTTGTACATGATCAACTTATAGATTACAGGGATAAGGCTGGTGATGCTTACAAGAGGATGTCTTCCGCTTTATCTAAAATAATTGAATCTTCAAGACTAAGAGATAAAATACAAGATTTGGCCAGATCCGTAAATATTATTGTCTATGGCCTTCATGAGACTATGATAAGAAACTCTGTTGGCGAGGAGGCCAAGGCTAAAGAATTGATGGAGCTGGAGATTGATATAGCCAAGATGATTGAGTTTGGATATATAACTACCGAGGAGCAATTAAGAGATTATCTATATAAGGTTTTGAGAAGCAAAAAGGCTCTTCCTTTGTAATTTGATTTTAAATTGTATCTTTGTGACAAAGTGAATGACAATGGTATACGGTAACAAAGAAATAGTTCGGACGTTCACCAAAAACAACCCGCCTGCCGGGTACGTGGGCGGCTCTGTTGACTACCGGGTCCCGGCCAACGTCTATTTTGGCGATACGCAGGAGGAGGCTGACAGCAAGGCTGAGGATGATATCAACGCCAATGGTCAGGACTACGCCAACACATATGCCGACATAATACCGTCCGTATGGTATAATGATCAGGTATGCGATGAGTTTATTAAGAACAATTGCGTAAGCGGTAAGGGATCTAAGGAACAGGTATGTGTAGAGAAAGGTAGGTTTGTCTCTTACGTATCCAAGAAAGATGCCAATGATAAGGCTAGGGTGGAGCTTGGGCGGATCGGGCAAGGGGAGGCCAACGCAGTTGGGACATGCTGTAAGGACTGGGCTTCACAGCCTCTTCGTGGCTTATTTTATAAGAACGATTGCGAGGCTGGCAAATCAGGCAAGGAAGGTATTGTATATGAATTACCAGCTGGAGCTGTCATATCCGATATCTCCCAGATAGACGCCGATACGTTAGCCTATAGGAAGTTCATGAAAGAAGGTCAGGAGAAGGCTAACGCCGAGGGTAGTTGCTCTCCTGTATTCTATAATACTATGATCGGTGATTGGTTTGAGAAGGTATGCCCGTTTGGATATAAATCAGGTAGGGTATATTATTCTATCAAAGCCAATAGGTTTAGATCATGGATATCGGTTGAGGATGCCAATGCCAAGGCTCGTGAGGTTTTGATGGTAGAAGGACAGGAATACGCTGATCTTAATCTTGAGTGCGAAAAATGGATTGAGAATATCGATCAAGAGGATGAATGTTATTGGTGATGATGCGCGTTTAGTTTTCCATAATAGTTGATTTAGTGTTTGGAGGGGATTGTATATCTCCTCCATTTTTTGTATATATATCAATGGTGATAAGTTTATATACTGCAATACAGTTGTTTGTATGTTGAATATGTTTTATATTTGCATACCTATCTATTCATCTCGAACCGATAGGTATTATGTTTAATTTAAAATATTGTTCAAAGTTATGAAAAGTCGGGTTGAAATCAAATCTTCTGATAGGAGATTGATGGGCGTTGTTATACCTGCGCTCAGTGATAATGGTTTTGTTAACATCACTTTAGCTATGAAAGTCTTATCTGACGATAGGCTTAAGAGGGGCTTATCTCCTAAGAAGCTTAATGATATTATTAAGTATGATGGTTTCCAGGAGAAATGTAGGGAAATAATTAGTAGATTGGAAAACAGGGATTTATGTAAGCGGATAAATATCAGCCTACAAAATAAGACTCTAAATCTTAGTGATTTAAATAAAATGGGATTAGCATGTCGAAAAGGTAAGGGGGATGGTCAAATGTGGTATATGAATCCATATCTTTTCCTTGTGGTGGCCATGGAAATGAGTCCTGAGGTTTGCGCTGATGTTGTAATGTGGTTTGTTGATAATGTTGTGGGGATAAGAAATGCCGCTGGTGATGCTTATATAGAGATGTGCAGTAGTGTATCTTCGCTTATAAGTGATAAAAGTAATTTAAAGGAGTTGTTATCAAGGATAGCTAAGGGTATAAATTTTGTTGTTTTTGGAGTACATGAAGAAGGGATAAGGAATAGAGCTTCTTTTGAGGAATTAGATATGATAGTATCAATAGAAAGGAATATATCTTATGCTATTAATGCTGGATATATAAAAGACTACAATGGTGTTATAAATGATTTGGGAAGGCAATGGAAAGAAAGATGGGGTAATCCTGTTCTTAAATTGAAATCTTGATTTTATTTCGTTGTTATAATTCTAGGGTACAGGGGATACGAATGTCGTATCCCCTGTATTGTTTAATGAGGTGTGTTATCCTGTTATTAAATCAAATCTGTATCTTTGCTAAAAACAATAATATTATTGATATGTGTAATTTAGGTGGTTGTTGTCATGATCATTCACGGGAACGTCCCGAAGAGTGTTGTCATGGCGTTAAGATAGATAGGTTTCTTAACAAATGCCCTAACGATCCTTGTGATCCTTGCGATCGGGATTGTCAGGAAGAACCTTGTGTTGGTTATGGATGTCCTATAACCTTGTATGATAAATGCGTCTTGTACTCAGGCGATGAGTTGGTAGCGGATGGTATAGATAAAGGTACTGATATGTCTGTCGTTATAGACTCATTGAGGCGTATTATAGCGTCTAGGGATAAGCAGATAGATTTATACCATCGTGAGGTTCTGGATTTGAAGAAAATTATAAACGAGCTTGTCAATGCCGGTAATGGCGGCGGTGATAATGGTGCAGAAGAGGAGGTATGGTAATGAATGGTTGTAACAAGAAACAATACAGGCCTACTGTAGATGAGACTAAGGTGCCATGTTCTATGTATATGAGCACCGATTGTATTTACCCCGGTGATAAGGTACGTGTGGAATCATTGGGATTATCCCCTAATTGCGATATGTCCGATACCCTTAACGCTATGATAAAGGCTATACGGGATAGGGATGCTGAGATACTTGAATTAAGAAGAATGATCAACAAATTGATTTGATATGAGAAATAATTGTAATCCATGTAAGCCGGAATATAGACCTGGGGACGAGTGTAGTATCTACAGTTCCAATATCATATATGACGGTCAGTCGTTCCCTGAGGCAGATATCAGGAACGGTGATAGCATGAATAGCGTAATCGAGTCTCTGGTAAGGAAGCTGGTTGCCGTATCTGGTGCCACGGCATCCATCCAACGTGACTCGTTCAAGGGTGTTCAGGCTGTCAGGTTAAGATACGAGCCGTTGAATGTGCTCAGCGTTACCTATTGTGGTACTATCGTCCCTAATGACGGATATGTCGTTTCTGGTAGGTCCGTTAAGTTTAAGAAGAAATATTGCATGGGCGATGAGTTCGCTGATGTTAATATCGTATATACTACATTGAATAGTAATATTTTAAATACTTCATGCTATGGCTAAGAGAGTGTATGATACGGTCTTGGCTTCCGAGTGTGACGGTTGGGTATGTGGTGAGACACTTAAGAAAGGGTCTGTCCCAGCAGACAGGTTGGAGCTTGATTCTTTTTCAGAGGCCGTCAGGGAGCTTATAGAGCGTTTTTTCGAGGAGGGATGGTTGCCGGACATGATCTGCGATCTTGGTTGTGGTGGCGCCAGCGTGTTTGAGATTAAGCCTACTAACTTCGAGTATCCTCCTGAGGGCGGTGAGCAGATTCTGGAGATTATCGTAGGTAAGAGTGATAAATGGACTATAACTCAAGCGGAATGATATGAATAATTTAAAAGATATTCTTGCTAAGATCGAGCAAGGCTCCTCATGGGTGTCCTACGACAAGATTTCCGGTACCGGTCCCGACAAGGTGGCGATCAAGGTAGAGCCGGGATGGATGGGTAGGTTGCCTAGGGAGACTTACGTAGCGGTCGAGAAAGGCAAGGTAACGAAACTCGCTACCATAACCCAGAAGGGTATGGAGCGGGTGAGCGTGGATCCGGCCAATATCATGTTTGACATGGAGGGCGGGACGGCGGTCATCAACGCCAAGCTTAACTCCGCCTCGGTCAAGGCCTCCTGCCTTACTCTTGGTGGTTCGGTAAGTAAATGCTATATGGTGTCTATGAACGTCAACGGGCTATCCGTTAAGATACCTGACGAGGATAGCAGATACGTGGTGTACGCCGATCCTGAGGATCCGGGAGCCACTGACCTGTATGACGCTAGCTTCGTTATAGCCATGCCTAAGAACATGGATAACGAGGAGCATCATGAGATGTTTGTCTTGAATGGCAAGGTTGTTAATATCAATCAACAGCCTAATGATATACCTTATATTATACTTGATCATGACTTTGATAACGTGACTAGTGAGAACGGTCAGGTCGTTATCGATATCAAGTCCAATACCGAGTATGATATTGAACTGGTATGTTGCACTTGTGGCGATGGCAGCGAGGAGCCGGAACCGGAACCACCCTTTAACGTGGATCCGCAAAGGTTGACGCTTAATAAGGATGGTGATACCCAGATCGTGAGGGTAGAGGCCGGAGATAATGTTTCATGGAGAATAGAGGAGGATTGACATGGCAAGGGAAGTAGATAAGAATTGCGTTGAGGGTAATTGCTTTGCCATTAACGACAAGAGCCATGGGGTAGGCGATAATAAGCTTAACATCGTATACAAGGCTAATTACACCGGTCAGATCTGTACGGCTAAGTTCCGTATAACGTCAAAGGACGGTAGTGTTGTTAAGGAGTATATGATAGCCCAAGATGCCAAGCCCGTTTATTATAATATCAAGATGGTTCAGCCGTTTACCAAGGATGACTGTCTAGCCAACCAGCACGGTTCGGTTGTCTTGTATGTGGTTGAGGAACGGACGTACAAGTCGTTTATCTCACAGGAGGACGCTGACGCTAAGGCTATGGAGGATATAGCTCTTAACGGACAGAAGTACGCTAATGAGCATGGTGAGTGTATAACTGACATCTGGTATAACGAGGAGCAAAGGAAAACCTTTATCCGTAACAATTGTGATAAGTTTAGTGACGGTCAGGAATATGTTTACATCGTTCCTGAGGGTAAGTACGTGTCTTCTATCTCTCAAGAGGACGCCGACAGGAAGGCTCTTGAGGATATTGAAAAGAATGGTCAACAACAAGCTAATCTGGAAGGTGAGTGTAAGCCTAAGGAGAATATCTATTATGGTAAGTTTAGCAAGACCTTTACCCGTAACAATTGCGACTCCACTCAATACGGAACGGATGTGGTTGTTAACGAGACTATGGTAGAAGGTGACTTTAGATCCATCGTATCTCAGGAGGAGGCTAATAAGTTAGCCCAAGCCGCTGTAGAGGCTCAGGGTCAGGATATAGCCAATATCAAGGGTAATTGTGAGAAGATACCGGTATTTACCGGATCGTATTCTAAGGTATTCCAGAGAACTAATTGTCCTGAAGGTTCTACGCCTGTTGACTTTACCGTGGATGAGAAGATGTGTACCGGCTATCCGTTCACTTCTACAGTATCACAGGATGCCGCCAATAAGCTGGCGCAGGACGCTGTTGAGGCGCAAGGTCAGGCTATCACCAATGAGCGTGGCGATTGTCAGACTAACGTCTACTATAACGTTAGGATGGAGAAGACAGTCACGAGAAATAATTGTGATGAGTTCCATATCGGTCAACCTTATACTTATGTTGTAGCCGCTGGTAAGTACTTCTCTATTATCTCTCAGGAGGATGCTGACAATAAGGCTAAGGCCGATCTTGAGGCTAACGCCCAACAACAAGCTAACCTTGAAGGTGAATGTAAGGAGAAGGTCGTATATCATGGTAAATACAGTAAGGAATTTACCCGTAATAATTGCGATGAGACCCAGTACGGTACTAAGGTTGTTGTAGACGAGACTATGGTGACAGGGGATTTCAGGTCTACCGTATCTCAGGAAGACGCTAATAACAAGGCTAAGGCCGCTGTTGAGGCTCAAGGTCAGGACGTGGCTAACGTGAAAGGTAAGTGTGAGAAAGTTCCTGTATATACCGGTACTTATACACGTACGTTTACCCGTAACAATTGTGGTACTGGCACTGGTGGTACTTATACGGTAAACGATAGGATGGTTGATGGTTATCCATTTACTTCCACCGTGTCTCAAGAGGATGCCAACAGCAAGGCTAAGGCTGCCGTTGACGCCCAAGGACAGGCTCTTGCCAATATCCACGCCCTTTGTACGTATACCGGCCGTGCTTCCTTGGAGTTCACGAGAAACAACTGTGGTGAGTGCAAGATCGGATCTAAGGTGACGATCACTCAAGATATGGTAGAAGGACACCCATTCCAGTCCAACGACTCACAGACCGCCGCTGACGCTATGGCTATGACGGCAGTACAGGCTCAAGGACAGAAGTTGGCTAACACCAAGGGTACTTGCTCTAATGCCACTATGTATACCGGTAAGGCCAGCTTCGAGTTCACGAAGAGCAATTGTGGCGCTAATCAGGTAGGAGATCCGTTCACCGTAACACAAGATATGGTGGAAGGTCATCCGTTCCAGTCTTGCGTATCTCAAGATGAGGCTAATTTAGTGGCTATGGCCGCTGTAATGAATCAAGGTCAGAAGATCGCCGACGAACAAGGTACTTGCCATGAGGCTCCTAAGTACACCGGTCATTATAGCGAGGCGTTTGAGAAGAATAATTGTCCGTCTGGTCTTATCCCGTCTTCAGTTACCGTTACTGAGGCTGACGTGACCGGAGGTCCGTTCTACTCATACGAGAGCCAGTTCGCCGCCGATGAGCTTGCCAAGGCCGCTGTCAAGGCGCAAGGTCAGGCTATAGCTAACGATCGTGGTACTTGTGATGAGTTGAAGATATATGTAGGTAATTATAGCAAGGAGTTCACTCCTAAATGTCCTACTTGTCAGTACGCTGATCCTATTACCGTAACCCCGGATCTTATGGGTCAGTTCTTCACCTCAACCCGTTCTCAGGAAGAGGCAGACGCTTTGGCTAAGGCTTACATTGATAGAATGGGTCAGGCGTTCGTTAACAAGAACTACGATGATACGTGCCATACGAAGACCGAGCAACCGGTATGGGAGACTATAGAGACTGTATGTAAGGACTGTATCTCTAAATTACATCAACGTAATACCAATACCTGTTATACTGATCCTAATAATCAAGAGCGGTATATAGCCGGTGGTAGCAATACCTGTTTCTGGTTTGGTACGGCATCCAAGGCCTTTACCCGTCAATGCTCTGATGGAGGTGTGGGTAGCTCTGTTACCGTAACTCAGAATGATGTCACTGATCCTAATCCTACGACAGGTGGTAAGTTCAAGTCGTGCGTATCTCAGGCCGACGCTAACGCCAAGGCATTGGCGGCCGTGAACTCTCAGGGCCAGAGCGTTGCTAACTCGAAGGGTACTTGTACGTGGACAGGAAGCTATACCGGTCAGGTTCAGAAGAACAATTGCGCTGATGGCGGCGTAGGCGACATGGTATCCGTAAGTAGCGACAGGCTGCCGGGACATCCGTATACCTCCAACATATCTTTGGCTGACGCTAATAAGAAGGCCGAGAATGCTGTTCGTGGATCTGATGGTCAGAATTACGCCAACAAGAACGGAGGATGTACATGGACTTACGTCGCTAGCCGTGACTTCTATAAGAACAATTGCGCCGATGGTGGGGTTGGTCAGAGAATAACGGTGACCTCTACGCAAGCCAACGGCGGTACGCCTATCACCAGCAAGGTTTCTTTGGCTGATGCCAGGAGCAAGGCAGAGCAGATCCTAGACCAGAGAGGACAGGATTACGCTAACCAGCATGGCACTTGTGTGTGGACCGGTACTGGAAGTTATACTTTCTATAAGGATAATTGCGGTACATGTAAACATGGTGTCGCTCTATCCGTTCCTTATAGTGCCTTAGGATTGTCAGCGTTGACATCTACCGTATCTCAGGCGGATGCCGACAGCAAGGTTCAAAACGCTTTCAAGAATGATACGGCGACTAAGACCGCCGCTCAGGCTTACGCTAACAAGAATGGTGATTGCGCCGATGACGATGATACCCCATCTTATGATGATTGGAGTTACTATTGTAGTGGATGCGATTATCGTAGGAGTAGGAATCAGACCAATCCTTGCTCTTCAGCCCCAAATCAAGATGAGTTGGTTGAGTCCGATTCAAGGTCTTGTGGATGCGGATGTGATAATACATACCATATGGATAATAGTAGGTGTAATAATGGTAATAGCGAGGAGCATTATTCTAGCGAGTGCGATCCTACGGGATATTGGCAGAATGGTGGCGAGCATTGTTGTAATCCACAAGACTACACTATCTATACCAATGAGGTATGTAAGGGGTGTTCGGGTAGTTGTGGTGATATATGTGTTCCTGAAAGTCCTCTTAAGGTTGTTAGCGCAGGTGATTTTTGTGCTTCTTCGTCAAGTTTAGCCAATGAACAGGCTTATAACAAGTATAAGGAGTATAAAGACGCATTACAAAATCTAGTCGATGCTAGAGTATGTCCTACGATGGTATGTAATGACTATGTATCGGCTACCGCTACCAAGCAAGGTTGTCCGTCTAACTGTACGGCTCCGACGGCTTCCGCTTATTGGATTGCTGGTGGAAACAATGGCGCTTGGTGTGAGTGTGATGGTGATAAGGCCGCACTTACCGCCGCCGCACAGGCTTCAGCTAACGCACTCGCGCAGGAAAAAGCCAATGCGATGGAGTGCGATTGCCCGCCAACTAAAAACTGGTCAGCCAACGCTTATGCCGATGGTGATCCTTGCAATGGCGCTCCTTCGGGCACTTCAGTGCTAAGAGTAGGGGTCGAGATTACGTATAGTAATGAATGTACTACGCAGAAGAGTTTGACGGTAACAGCCTCAAGCTCAGGGACTACTATCGGGAGTACGACAGTAACTATACCTACTGGATCAGGCACTAAAAAGGCCACGATATCTTTTGATCGTGGATATCCATGTAATTCTATCAATATAAGTGGAAGAGTTGGTGGTCAATGTTAAGAGTCTGATATATAATAAAAAGGAGAGGCTAACTAACCTCTCCTTTTTATTGTATATACATTATCAGCATTGTCCACCTGTGGTACAAGCCGCATGCGCCGTTCCTGGTCTTATGGCCGCTTGAAAACACATTTTACCACTAGTAGATCCACTACCAGTACCTATCGTAATCGTAGTACTGGTGGTCATCTCCATACCCGTGGAGGTATTCGCTTCCGCTCCTCCTGTCACTGTTATGGTTTTGCTGGAACCACACGGGTTACTGTATTCCACAGTAAAGTTAATACAACTTCCGCTTTCACTGTAGTCTACCACGTTGGCGCTCCACGTTTGTGGGCAATCGCACTCCATCGCATTGGCTTTTTCCTGCGCGAGTGCGTTAGCTGAAGCCTGTGCGGCGGCGGTAAATTGGAGCTTCATTAGTATTATTTATTTTATTATCAATTTAAATAGCTAATATTGTAACAGTAATATTAAAATATAGTGTTATGGCTTGCAGTAAGAAAAAGAAAATGGCTAATGGAGGCAAGGTCTCCGAGAAAAAGAAACCTCAACTGAAATGTGGAGGCAAGGTTAAGAAAAAGAAGTAATAACCGGAGGGGTATATCCCCTCCTTAGTATTTCATGCATGAAAAATTCAGAATTTGTATCTAGGATCATAAATGATATGAACTCCATCAATAAGGACGCTCATGTCAGTAGGAGGTGGATATTATCTATAGGAAGGCAGAAAGCCAGATCGTATATAGCCCAGAAATACGCTGACGGTACTTTGTTCGGCGAGGAATCGCTATATACCCATATCAATTGTCTGGAGATGGAGAGGGTTCGGAAAATTGATTGTTGTTTTGATGAGTTTAAACTATGCAGGATACTTATGAGATCCAAGAAAAGATTGCCCGATATGATATATACCCGTATAGGTCCGGCTATCATCAAAGTATCAAACATCATGGATGATATTATATTTACCTCCATATCGTTAAGAAAATACGCTAACAACAAGGAACGTAAATACGGGAATATAGATCAATACTATTATTATGTCAATGATGGATATATCTATATACCAGATATTAACATAGAGGCTATAAATGTTGATCTTATAACTCTCGACAGAAAAGCGGCGTTAGAGCTAGGGGGATGTGGAACGGAAAAAGATGAGCCATGTACATCTCAATGGGATTATGATTTCGTATGTCCTGACAAGCTACTAGAATATGTTGTCTCAGAGACGTTAAGAGAGACGATAACCAAATTGCAGATCCCTACGGATGAGAACCCGGATATGGATATTAATAAGAAAACACAAAAAATTCAATAACATGAATCTAATAAGATCAATAATCAATTTCTTTGGTTTCAATGATGCCATAGTTGACGGTATAGGCGAAAGAGGGATGAGAGACAGCTCTATTATAAGATATAATGAGGTGCACGATATGTATGACAAGATTATAAAAGATCTGGGAGATATGTCGGCTTACGTATCCAAGGGTTATAGCTATGATAAGATAAAGGAAAGAACGGGATTAAGTACCAGACATATTAGTAGGATATTAAATCATACTAAGAGAAAAGATCTTAGGTTTATATAAAAAGGAGAGAATAATCAATCTCTCCTTTTTGTTTTTAACAGCCTCCACCTTGACTTGGATTAGATACATACATGCTTGTAGCATTGCTAACACAATCACTTCCGCCTGATATCGTTCCCGATCCGGATGGTATGGTGACTGTTTTAGTGGTAGAGAAATATTCTACATCTCCAGATGGTTCAGATCTAGTATAATACACATCAAATGATGCTGTTTTAGATTTACCACATGGATTATCATAGCTTACGGATATACTTAAGCATTGTCCATTAAAACTTCCGCTAGCGTAAGCGCTCCATGTTTCGAGGCAATCACATCTATCGGCCTGCGCCAAGCCATTAGCGTAAGAGATACCATCGGATTGGAGGTTATTGTCGGCTATCCTATTTGCCTCATCCTTGGTACAGGCGGTGTATTTTTGTGTATAAATTTCTTGTATTAGGATGAAATCGTTATATTTGTGATATGAAAACAAAGTCATTTAAAATACTTGATCAGTACTTTCTCCGTTTTTATAGATCTATTATGTCTAAGAACGGCAAGAGAAGGAAACATACGATTGTGGACAAGAATGATATTCTCGAATGTCAGTCCTTGATATGGAAGGTCATACGTGATAAGTATCTGGATAATGAGGGTGGGGTTTATATAAACAACATCGGTTATCTGTGCCATAAGATAAATCCTAATCGTAAGATATATCTGAATAAGCTTACCGGTACTATTAACAGACGTGGAACGGGTGGATATTCTTATGTCCATACGTGTATTGATTTTATGCCTCGGAACAAGTATTTCCATCTCTATATTTCTCCGGCGTTGAACAGGGAGTGTAGGTTGGCTATGGAATCAGGTAGGAGATATAAGTTCTTGTACCGGGAGGTTGAATCGGAGAGTAAGGTATTTGGAGTTAAATGGGTTTACAAACTGTAGAAGTTTTTGTGATCCAGTTAGCCCGTGAGGGTAGACTGGATTTTTTTTGTATCACGGATTCAAATACATATCTTTGTGCAAAAGACTTAAATATGACGATAAAGGGCTTATTGGCCGAGATCAAGGCCGATTTACATAAATACGATGATAGCGGGGCTATAGATACCTCATCTGTTTATAGGTGGGCTGAGATCGCTTTAAAAAGGTTTGGGGGTGTTATAGCCGTCATGTCCGAGGCGATTGTCAAGACCAGCAACAAACAGGCGGTATTACCTTCCGATTTCTTCGACATGCTTGACGCCTATAGGTGTGAGCCTCTTGTCTGTGAGATTCCGGGGGGCGATAAGGCTAAGGCTGACCTCCAACACGAGATCGGCTGGGTCGAGCGCACCGAGCGCGGCTTCCGTTGGAACTCCTGCACGGAGTGCTGTAAGGAGGAGTTTGAGAAGACGATCACGGAGAAGCTATATATCGGGTCTCACGAGGTTCGCTTCCATTACCATCACCCCGTAAGGCTGTCTATAGGTCGTGGGTTGAGACGTGATTGCGCCGCCGACAAGTATCGGGATAAATATGCTTGGGATAATTATGATATAACTATATCTGGCAATACTATGTATACTGGGTTTGATGGATTTATTTACATCATATATCGTGCTACACCCAAGGATGATGACGGTCTCCCGTATATACCTGAAACGGCGTTAGGTTATCTTGAGGATTATGTCGAGACGTATATCAAGATGAAGATCTTCGAGAACGCCGCCGTTAACGGTTTGATACAAGGGGCTGGTGATGCTTATAAACTATACGCCCAGCAGGAGCCGGGTAAGTTCTCTAGGGCCATGAAAGAGCTTAAGATGTCGATGATTACCTTGAATGATTACCGGGAGCTGGCTGAGGATAATAGGAGGAGGATGCTGTCTTATGAGCGTATGTGGCCCAACGCTTTTGATAAGTATATTAAACTGGTTTAACAAAATACGATGATATGGCTGATTGGATACATTTAGATAAGACAAGTGGTACCGGACCTGCTGAGGTTAGGGTTACCGCTGATATCAATGAGACTGGAGAGATACGTCAGGCTACGTACAAGGTTATAAAAGAAGGCACCAAGGAGGAGAAGACGTTCGTGTGCAGGCAGGAGTCGGTCCCGGTGGTTATTATCCCGGAGTTCGACTACCTAGTGCTTAGGTATATCTGGGCTGACGAGGACGGCATTGACTTTGACACGGCTACCGGTTTCGATAACACCGGCCTCCCGGATGTTGACGGCAAGCTGGTTGGTTGGAGTAAACAGTACCAGACCACGCAGGAACGGGTAGGTGATTATCTCATCCATGGTGGTGATAACATGGAATCGGGTAATGAGGCAGCTTTGATCCAGATGGGACCGTTGTTGGATGGCGATAATTATGATAAATTACCTCTTGAGATCAGATGCAGTATATACGGTAACTGGTATGGTGGTCGTGAGAAAGGTAATATCACTATCAAATTCACGGCATATAAGGGCGGTTCTATGGAGAAACGTGGATATGATTTTGTCAATATCGGAGGCGAGGAGGTTTATACCGGTAATGCCCCGACCAATGTATCCGCCCACGGAGAGGATAATTGGCAGGATATAAGAACCTCGTATTCTAAGGTGGGCACGATGATTTATAACAAGGAATCTCGTGACTGTATTGTAAGAATAGGTGAGTGATTGTTCTTTTTCATAATACAAATATCTATCAGCTCTCTCGTCCGTGAGGATGGGGGAGTTTTTTTGTTTTTTAGTCCTTTACTTATGACATATTTGATCTTCTATTGTATAGGAATAATCTAGCTTTGCCGAAAACTAGCATTATGATCGCATTAAATGATGTCAATAACGAACTCCATGTCCGGTTGTATATATTGGAGGTGTTCAAGGATTATGTTCGGGATGATGATTTCGACGAGCTTTTAGATAAGGCATTGGATTTTGTCATGGAAGGCGTTTCTATGCCTAAGGTGCCGGTAAAAGATACTACTATGAGCGATATATCAAGAAGTATTATCGCCTTGACCACAGGTATAGGGTTTGATGGTAAGATAAACAAAAGTCCTCTGGAATTGGCTTATGACAGATGTAGGATGAGATATGTTTTCGATCCTCGGAATCGTGACATACATGGCGTTGTCGTTGGTTATTCCAATGATTTCAATAGTCTGGTGGCCGTGTGCGACGAGGGATCGAAGAGAGGAATAGACAAAGGATCTACCGATTTTGTGGATGTCAATGAGAGATACGTGACTAACGGGTTCTTCTACATATCCGTAGAGGACGCCGATAAGCAATCAAGCTACATGGGAAAAAATCCATAATTATTATGTTTTTGTATTTTCATTAGAGGTAAACGTTGCAAAGTGTTTAGATTTTCCTTCTGGCTTGTGAGAGTCAGAAGGATTTTCTATTTTTGTGCGATTTGAATGTTTTGCATAATACGTACGGTTTGTTAGAATCCGCCACATAAGTGATTATCTGGCGGATTTATTATATTTGCGAAAAAGATAAGATCGTGCAAAATAACTCTAACATAGCGGTTCCCGATTCCGGGATGAACAGGGATAAGCATCCACAGGACCTATCCCCGTCTGAGTACAGTTTCGCCTTGAACGCTACCATAGAGGGTGACGATGGGAGTCAGATTAAGATTCAGAACGAGCCTAGCACCCTTTTATGCAAGCGATTCGATGGCTATAAGGTTATTGGGTATAAGAATGATATAGCTGGTGATAATACTTATTTCTTTCTCGTGAATCCTGATAACAATACCTCTAAGATCACGTTCATGAGGTCATTGGATTATGTCAAGACCGTAGAGGATCAATTAGCAGGATCAGGGAAAGATATTCATCGTATCCTTGGCGAGAGACTTGAGGAGTCGGATGGTCGTTTCGATGAGATATGTGATTTGATGGAGGTGTTGATAGAGGATGGGACCGATGACCCTTGTCTTAACTTCTCCATTCATCACCCGATTTTCGATATAGAGATCAAGGATGAGAAATGTGGGAAGGTGATATACTGGACCGATGGATATAATCCCCAGCGATATGTTATGGTCGATAAGGCTCTTAATCCGGATGATGATGGTGACTTTTGGTATCATTACCATGGGTATAAGACATGTGGGGATGACAAGCCAATAGAGAGATGTAGGCTAGCCTGCGAGAAGCTGCTGGTGTTCCCGTTGCTGACGGCCCCGTGCGTGGAGCCTGAGGTCGTGGAGTTCGGGGGAAGCCTGCGTGCCGGGACCTACCAGTTCTGCGTGGCGTTGTGCGATGAGTTCGGGATTGAGAAGACCGGATATTGCTCATTGACCAACCCAATCATGTTATTCGATCGTCAAGATATGGTTATCCGCGATGGTTTATGGGGTAAGTCAACCAACATGGGTATCCGCCTTACCGTGTCTAATATAGATAAGCAGGTATCTCATTATAAGATAGGCGTTATACAGAACACGGTTGGGTTTAATGGTGAGCAAAGCCCGGTTCTTGAGTATTTCATAGAAGGTATACATCCGATAACGGAAAGGACCATCTATTACCTTACGGATCAGTATAGCGAGCGTACGACCATGGAGAAGTTATCCAAGGAAATACCGGTATATAAGACAGCCAGAGGCATGACGTCTGTCGGGAATCGTCTTCTTCAATACGGATTGACCGTGGAGAATGAATGGAATCTTCAACCGGTCGTTAATTTCTTGGGTCATTTCGTTAAATGGCAGACATCGATAGCCACGGAGAATCTATATAAAGACGGTGTGGCTTGCTCTAAATACGCCTCTTTCATGCGTGACGAGGTATATCCGTTGGGTATAAGATTCTTTACCAATACGGGATACAGGACAGCTAGATTCCCGCTTATCCCTCGTCCGGCCACAAGGGAGGAGATGGAGGTTATCGTTGATGAGGACGGCAACTCTGAAGACCTATCAGCGGCTTCGGTATTGGAGAACAACCCGCAGTGCGCCGGGAACAGCCGCCGTTATCTTTGGCAGTTTAAGAATACGGCAAAGATCATAAACGACCCGTCTTGGGGATTTGATGATTTTGGGGGAGAATGCAAGAATCAGCTAGATGTTAAGCAACTCAGATATGTAGAGCAGGAATATGCCACGGTAGGAGAGACCCAATTCGTTATCAACACGATGGGGGAAGATGTTACGGTAGATGATGCTATTGATTATATCGCTGATAATATAGAGAACTTGTGTGATATCATAGAATCTAATGTAGGTATTACTGACGAGTTATGCGCTGCTATATCATTGCCAGAGGATCAAGACGGTATAAAGGCTCCCGATTTCCCTAGTGGATGTGATGATATCGAGAGGATAGAGACCAGGACTATATTGGATAAAAACTCTTTGGTGGATTCTAGGATTGATTTTACGTATAAGCTGGCTAGTGATTATACGGAGACTGAGCCTACCACCTTAATACAAAGTAATGCCGAGTCACAAAGGAAGTTCTCTGTATTGTGTGATTTCGATAATTATTCCAGTGGAGGTAAGAATATCATAGATCTGGTTCAGGAATGGCTGGATGGTCAGGATGAGGATAAATTCCCGTCTGATATAGACTCCTCCGCCTTGGTCTTGTGTCAGGATATGTCTAATGTCCGGCAGTTATATGATGAGGGTATATGTACTAATGGGTGTTCGGTAGGTGATCCTCACGTGAATCCTACTATTAACGATGTTCAACCTCCTACATTCCAGGGGGGTAGGTCATTGGGTAAATGTACGTTCTTATTCCAAGGCGATGGGTGGGAAGGCAAGAAGCATACCGAGACTATGCTTGATATATTGATGGATTCAATGAAAAAGTACTTCCCTCAATATGAGAGTCAGTTTGGTATTGAGAACGCCATGTGTCTTTTTGGTGATGGTGATAACTCTAAGTTCAATACCGGCATATCTACTGATTGGGAAGATCGTGTGTCTGTGCAGAATGATATTGACGCCAAGACCAATTGGCTCGGTAGAAGCAACTTGACTTATTTCAAGTTCTATCCACATGTATCCTCATACGCCAGATGGGTGGAGTTGGATTACGAAAAATACGTAAGCGGTTTATCCGATCCTGATAACGGTATTATGTATATAGAGATGATGGGTAACTATAATTATCCGATCGGTGACTCATCATCATACAATAAGGTTCGTATAACGTTTTTCTCGGACAAGGAAGGTACCGTGGCTCCTAATCCTTTGGCTAATGATGCCAAGAAAGGTGTTATAGTGAATTACGTGGATCATAAGATATTTATGATGCCAAAGTACTTGTTCTGGAATGATGACAAGACTACTTTCCATAAGATATATGTTTGCATCGAGCCTGCGGTATGCGTGTTCTTCACCGGTTTCGCCATGAGGAAGGACATGAAGGAGCTTGCCGGATTCTATACGGCCGGCACCGCCATCTTCCCCGCCCCGTTCTGTTTTGGCATTCGGCCACTGGAGGTGAAATACGTATTCTTCTTCACAAAAGAATTGAAATTAAGGAGATTTGTTACCTATGAGGCGAAATGTATCTCATGTGGGGATAAACCCGCTGATTGCGCTCCCAGACCATATCAGTATGGTGATTTCGGATATTGGGAGTCTACCAATAAGTACCCGGCTAATTTTGAGTTGTATGATTCAAGTAAGATCGGGATATCATCGGGAGGATCAAAGAGGAAGGACATAATAGATTCTTTGACGAAATACTATGGGTCTCCTAGATCCGTTGGGGGTAAGTCTTATTTCACCGGTAATGGGGGTAACGCTGAGTACCCCAATACGTCAACCACGTTTTGTCAGAGACCTATACGTCATTACAAGTTCCCGGATAACTCTGTCGCTCCTTTTATGGGTAATCCGTCTCAACTGACCGGTCAATATGGAGTTGACTCCTATATTTATCCTATGGGGTTGATGCTTGATGACGATATCGTTAATGAGTTTCTGGATATAGCGGTAGAGAACGGTCTTATAGATAAGGCTAGAAGAGATTCTATAATAGGATATGAGTTGTATAGGGGCGATAGGACGTTGGATAAGAGCGTTATCGGAACTGGTCTGGCTTATGATATGTTTAAGTACGATGATCCCGACGGATCGGCTAACCTTTATCCTAATTACCCTTACAACGATTTGTCTGATGATATGTATATCTATAAGGATATTAATCGTGAGGAATTTATAACGCATCCGTTTAACAGGAGGGGTAATATCTGGTATTCATTCTTAAGCCCTGATATTGCCTTTAACAAGCCTGACGCTCCCACCGAGTGCCTTGTTGATGGTTATCAATTAGGTAAATCCTCCGGTATATTCAGGGAAGTGGAGGATCACCCTAAATGGACGATATTAGGGAGTAAGGCTTACAGTATGGCAACATCATTGGCTACGGTGGAGGCTATGGCTAATTTAATATCCGCTATAGCTGAGTATACATATCAGTCGGCTTCACAGCAATATGTCGGTGGAGGCGTGTTCTTTTTAGCCAACCCTGTCGGCATAGCGCTGACGGCTATCCGTCTGGCTACGGGTATCGCCAAGGCCACAGCCCAGTCCGTGGTGGATATAGGCAAGTACAGGTATCAGTGGTTAACGGCATTGATAGATAGGGGACCTAGACGGAACTATGCTTATTATTATACTTCTGTCGCTCATTATAATTTATTTTACCAAAAAATAGGGGCGTCGGAGCTACGTGGATTGTCAACGGCCAAATATATCAAGAGCGGGTTGTATCCGGTTACAGACATCTCGTCACAAGGGGGAACCGTAGGTGGTAAGCCTATTATCATAAACAACCTCGATCGTGAGCATTCGTTGTTCATGTCATTTGGTATGGATAAGTATATGCTTGAATATCCGGAGTTGGTTTCAAGTTACGATACCAGTCGTATTCAGGATGAGTGTAATATTCGTAACGATGAGGTGGCTGGTATGACGCCTCATTTTATGACACGTGAATCTTTCGTATCCTGTCCTTATATGAGGATAAAGAAATATTCTCCGGCTCAATACGGACAGATAGAGGATATCAGGTGGGTATCGTTAGGTGGTTGCGGGTTGATGGATAAGGATAAGCGTAAACCTGTTTTTGGAGGTGATGTATTTATATCAAGATTCTCACTTAAGAGGAAGATGCCTATGTTTTACTTGACTCAGTTTGGTCAGGGGGACATGATACCATTCCCTTATTATGATTATCGGAACATCGGGTATCCCCGTTATTTTGTTAATTACGACACCGGGGAGGATTATCTTAATAAGACCGATACGGATACCGGATCGCTATACTCTTTCCCTAGCCGGAAGAGCGCTTATGAGATGGTTTGCAAGACCGGAGATATGTATCTTGGCGGTCGTTTCTTCCTATACTTCTATGGCATACCTCAGTTTCTTGTGGAGTCTGAGATCAATTGCAATTTCCGTATAGCCGGGCCTGAGCCTTACGAGGGGTTTTATCCGGAGGTAGGGGATTATATATCATGGACTCAGGAGCGTAATGTCCCTATATCAAGGGATAATGTGTTTAAGATAAGTCCTGTGTATAAGAATCGTTTTACGCTAGGCGGAAGGTCATTACCAGAGACGTATGATAGCAATTTTTGGGACTGCGCTTACCAAAGACCCAACGGCGTCATATGGAGCACCGCCGACGTGTCGGAGAATGGCATGACCGATCCTTGGCTGTCGTATAAGCCTATGGATTACCATGAGTTCAAGACCTCTTTCGGGAAACTTATAAGCATGAAAGGGATAGAGTCGGATCAGATACTGGCTCGCTTCGAGAATCAGGTAGGGTTGTATAACGCCATAGACGTGTTGGCGGAGAGAATATCCCCGGAGAATAGCGAGATAGGGACAGGTGGTCTTTTCGCCTCTCGTGGTATCGAGTATAATAATACGACGTTAGGATATTCCGGGACCCAGAGCCGGGATATGATCAGTTGTGAATTTGGGCATTTTTGGGTCGATTTAAGGCGTGGTCAAGTGTTTAAGGTAGATTCTAATGGTAGGAATCTTACGGAGGTCACACCGGGGCTTAGAAACTGGTTTAAGGAGCATCTTCAGATGAAGATCATCCGTAGCCGGATATATAACGCTGATACGGACGCTGAGTTGTCTTATTACGATATCGATAACAAGTTCTTTGGTATAGGGCTATCCATGGGCTGGGACAATCGGTTCAAGAGAGTTCTGATAACCAAGAAAGATTATATACCGGTAGGGAATCCGAGCGAGTACCAATTCCGTGGCGGCCGGTTCTACAGGAACGGGCAGGCGGTGGAGCTACAGGACGCCAGCCATTTCACGGACGTCTCGTTCACCGTTGGATATAACTGCCTGAAGGGTGAGTGGAAATCATATTTATCCTACACCCCTGATTATTATATTGAGCACCAGCATTATTTCCAGTCTGGAAAGAACTACTCAAGTGAAAGTCAGGAGATAGGGTTATGGTCTCATGGATTGACCAACCAATCGTATCAAGTATTTTACGGTAAGCTATATCCGTTCGTTATAGAGGTACCGGTACGTGAGCAGTATGTGAATAAGATCCTCACGAACTACCAATATAGGATGGATGCCAGAAGGTATCAGGATGAGGTTAATTACCAAATTCTTAGGACTACCGGATTCAATAAGGCATGGTTTTATAACGATACCAACAACAGCGGTGAGCTTCGGATGGTTATCGCTGACAAGAACGATATGAGCCAGCGGTTAAGGTATCCTGTAACCAATGACGATAGCCGTGAGATACTGGTGACGGAGGTTGATCAGAAGATAAATATAAATGACTATTTTAACGAGGTCAAAGACGATACTAATAACCTCCCGGTATGGATCAAGGATGTGAATGACATTGACCGGAAGATCGATCCTAGGGCTGTCGATTATCATCGGAGGTGGCGTGATCGTCTTCGCGGCGATTGGTTCTTGGCTAGGTTCGTGAATGACATTGAGAGCCGGTTCAAGATGATAGTACGTTGGTTTAGCAGCGATGAGAAAGTTTATTGAGGTGATTATATACCTTTAAATATTTGATGTTATGGCAGCAGGGAAAACTAGCAGTAAAAAGAAGGGCAAATGCCCGAAATCAGGATGTATCAAGAAAGTAGGGAGTGATTGGCGAGTGGTCAGTAACAAGACCGGTAAATTATGGCCGGCTAAGTACAAGTCTAAGGAGAAAGCTAAAGGAGCCTTGGCTGCTTATCACATGCATTAGCGTATAAACGGGTACATGATTTATTATGTACCCGTTTCGTGTTTTTAGGCTTATGATATTATGGTTATCTTTGTGAAAAACGTAATATATGTCTAAGAAGAATAAACCGGAGGAAATCCCATCGTGGATAAAGGATTTATATAAGGAGGATCTTAACCGGGTTGTCAATGGCGAGCGTCCTATGTATTTCAGAGGTATGGATGATAGTCCTTTGAGAAACGTGTCCCCGGAGTTTGATATCCTTAGCGGAGGAGCCGCAGTTAAAGGCATGAATGGGATAAGAGGTACGTTGTCCCCGTTGAATAACGGTATGGGTAATTATAATTTCAGCCTCAGGGGTATAAATAAGAAGATAGGTGAGCTGGTTGATGAGGCGGGGTTATATTTGCCTGAGAAATTAAGACCTATATATCAGACTGTGGTGGACGCTATGTCGAGATCCAAAGATAAGGGGTTGGGTCATATCACGCAGCCGTTGGCCAACGCCCTGTACCCGGCGGACGAGCGGCGAAACCGGCGTCTGGACGGGGAGTATCCCGTTGGTTATGTGGATGCCATAGACGGCATATGGCCCATGGAGAAATATGGGCTATGGGGAGAGAAGATCGAAGATAAGCAAGATGGAGGAGAGATAGAGGATATAACAAGAAAGATGTATAGATCTGATCTTGATCGTGTGATATCCGGTCAATCTCCTATATATTATAAACAGCTTGATGATAAACCTCTAGATGATACCCATCCAGAATTTGATATCCTTACCGGTGGTATTCCTCTTAAATCTGCTCCTTCTTACAAAATGGGGATAGTTGGGAAGGGTAATGTGTTTGACAATCCTTGGGAGTCAAGTATTTATGGTAGGATATTTGATAAATTGGATGACTATGCGAGCATCCCAAATGACGTGTTCACCAAGTATCTAGGTAAGACGTTGAGAGGGATAAAGAAAAGGATACCGGATAAGGATGATAAGAAAAAATTTCAGGATATAGCCGAGAAAGTTGTCAACCGTGTTTATGAGGATTTGGATTATTATGTAGGTCTTGGTTCTACTATGCTGGTTGATGATAAGGAGGAGAAAGAAGAGGGAGGTCCTGTAAATACCAATCGCTCTTATGGTTCTGGCAAGTATGTGATTGATCCTCGTAGATCAGGGGATAGCAAAATGGCTGTATATGATGAGATATGGGATTATCTGACGGATAAGAAGGGGATACCACAAACACAAGCGATCGGCATCCTGTCTAACATCGCCGCCGAGTCCGGAGGGGATACCACTGCCCTAGGAACCGCCGGTGACTTTGGTATCCAGCAATGGCTTGGACCGAGAAAGAAGGAGCTACAGCGTAGGTATGGTAAGAAACCGACATTGACTCAACAACTGGATTATCTTGTGGATGAGTATCAAGGTCGTGTACCGGGGCTAGGCTGGAACTACATGAACCAAGGCAAGTTCTTTGATAAGGACGCTCAAGGCAATGTTTATAATTACTATATGTATTCGAAGGCTGATTTTGATAACGCCACGAATTATAAGGACGCTACCGTGGCATGGAATCAAGGATACGGGAGACCCCTTGGATCGACATTAAGAAACGAGAAGCGGTTTGAGTTCGCCGATATGTTCTCCAACAGATACGGTGTCCCGGAGAACGAGCCAATGAGATACGAGTTCGGACAGCGGGATTCGGGCACGGGGGACGGAGGTCAGCAGCCCGTGCCTGAGACGGTAGCCCCTGCCAATCCTTCTTTGGCTTCCCGCCCTTCCATAGATAGCTGGTGGGAGAAGGAGGGTCAAGATCTGTTATATAAGATGCTAGCTCAATCTGGCGCTAACAAGAAAGCTATAGAGGATATCGCTAATAACATTAAGAACGACCCCCAATCAGAGAAGCAGATAGCGGAAGCCGAGCGTATGCGTAGGGAGCAGGCGAAAAGGCAGTTGGTGCTTAATATGATACCGGGATTAAGTCTTAATATAAAGGGTATGAGCAGAACACAGAATTAATACTATATTTGTGAAGTAATTAAACGTTTTAGATATGAAAAGATTGTTGTTTTTATTTGCTATGTTATTGACGCCATTCGCTTTGATGGCGCAAGAGGTAATCCCATCAGAAGGGGCTATCACTATTGATTTAACTACCTTCACAGGCATCATGGCTTTCGTCACGATGTCAGCCACTCAGCTAGCTAAGGTGGTGCCGTATATTGACACCCATAAGTGGGCTAAGATCCTGTCGGCTGTAGTTATCGGCATGTTGGTATGTATCTTGGCTTGGTTTCTTCAGGTATCCCCGTTGTTAGTAGGGAGTGAATGGTGGGAGGCTCTATTATATGGAGTGGCTGTAGGTCTCAGTTCTGCCGGTTTCTATGATTTGGTTAAGGCTATAGGATCATTATTCATAAAAAGAATTTAATTCTGTACATAATAATAGCATTTGCTGAGAGACTCATCGTTGTGAAATGATGAGTCTCTGTTTTTTTAAATTATCTTTGTGTCAGAACGAAATTAATTAGACATGAGCAAATACGTAATCAAGAGGAAGATACCTAAATATCAAGAGGCCGGGGAAGTCGGGTCGTATATGCTTGGTAATATGGACGGTATACAAGGGTTAGGTATAGAACCTTTGGTGAATACCAACCAAGGATTACCTGCGCCGGTCAATCCGCTAGGGATATATTCTTTGGATACTCCAGATCAGTTGAGGACTAAATATGCTAATGCTTTTGATCAGGATAATGTGTTTCCGGCTAGCTTCAAGGGTAGTTTGCAACGTATAGCTGAGAATTATCAGGACAATGGTATTACGCTTAATAACATAACTGTTAACGATGTTGATAAGTCTAAGACCGGTTCAGGCGAGACGGATGTTTTTGATTTTACCACCATCCCCTACTATGGCGCTGATGATATAGGGTCTAGATTCACTCAGATGGGTCGTGGTATAGGGCGTATGAGAAGCGAGGGATATGGTGATTTATCCACTGGGGCTAAAACAGCTAATACGATAACCACCATAGCCTCAGGAATTAGTGGTATCATGGGATTGGCTCGTAACGTGGTTTCTGGGATAGCGTCAGAGAAAGGTACTCGTACTAATATCAGGTTGGCTCAGGAACGTGAGGCTAGGCAAAGAAGGCAATCCCAAATGCAGTACAAGGATGGCGGGGGCGTTTATCTAGGACCTAATAATAGGTTTGATAGCGGAAGCCTTACCGGTGAGTATCTGTATCCGTTACCTAAGTCGATGGAAGATCAAGCCAACGTGGAGGTCGAGAAGGGCGAGTACGTGGAGCAGCCCGGGGAGGCGCCGATGGAGGCTATGGGGCAGAAGCACGCCGATGGTGGAACCCCCGTTTCCTTGGAGGAAGGTACGAAGGTTATTACCGATGATACCACCATAGAGTCGGATTTCGCTAAATACATCAGAGATACGTATGGGATCAAAGCCACGCCTAAGGATACGTATGCTACGTTAATGGACAGGTATAAGGCTAAGATCGGTCTTAAATCAGCTTATGATGATCAGAAGAAGGCTTTGGATAAGTTGAAGAAGAACGATAAGATAGATGACGAGAATACGAGGCGCTTAAACGCTTCCGTATTATCCAAGGCTATAAATGACAGTAACGAAACGGTTAATGGCTTAGAAGGAAGATTTACGGACTTCGCTAATGTCATATACAAGGAGCAGGAAGACCGGAAGATGAAGAAGGATGAGGATACGTATTTCGCCAAGGGTGGTGAGATAGATAACATCATATCCAGATCCATGAAAGAATACGGTCTTACGGAGGAGGATGTGGCTGAGGCTAAGAAAGAGCTTCTTAAGAAAGTGGCTGGTATTCGTCAGAAGATGGAGAAAGGTGGTAGTTCTTTATTCGATTACCTACTTACTTTCCGTCCTGTAGAGAACAAGTACAATAATAAGGATAACACGTTCGGGTATCAACGTCAGGGTCAGGATGGTTCCTATGGCGGTATTAATACCGATGAGAGGCTGGAGTATTATAAGACGTTCATGCCTTTGGCTTATGATGCTTATATGAGCGCTTCGAAGGCTACTGCCGCCAAGGCTCTTCAGGATGCCATATACAGCACTACTGGTGGGTGGATGGGCTTGGCCACGGCGGAGAACCCGATCATCGCCAACGCAGAGGCGCTTCGGGATTATACGACACTCGTTTCCTTTGGAGGCGAGGATAGCCAAGGTAATTACCCGGAAGATAAGAAAGCCGCATACCATGATAGGATGAGAGACAACAAATTGGGTTTGT